ACCCTATACACAATCTACAACGAGCAGCTCCATCGCTGCCTCTTGACAAACGCACAGTTCACCCGCTCCCTCCCCCCTACCTTAGTCTTTATCCCATCGCCCTCGAAAGACTTACCGGACCGCCCCGTCCTTGTACTACCCACTGTCGCCCGCTTATTACAAGCTAACCCTATGCGGGTTTCTTTACGTCTCTTGGAGTTGATTTGTGATAGACTTAACGATGGGGGTAGGTAGCGGGCTATCTGTTTTGTGTCAGGGGCAGTCATGAACGTGCCACCCCCACCTAACTCATCCGAAAGGCACAAACAATGACCACACCCATCGTAGATGAACACAGACTAAGCCATGACCCCTCACGTCTCGTATATGGCTACGAGGTTCGTACTGTGGGGAAGCCGTTAATCGACCGCACCCATGATGTGCAAATCCGTTACGGGAACACCCGGCACAGCTATCAAGACGTACTCAACCATGCTGAGTGCTGTCCTCCCTACAATACTTTCGATTGTTCTTTTTATTCAGACTGTCCCTAACCACTATCCGGACACAAATCCGGCAAATCCCACGTTACATTCGCGCAAGCGTTATCAAGCTCTACCAGCGCCCCGTCCTTACAAAACAGTTCATCCCATTGACATTCGTCAAACTCCCGGCTACCTGTTGACCAGACAATAACACCGCCTGCGTGCCCCATCCCCCCATCCGCTCCCCCTCTGGTTTTATCGTAGGTAATCGCTTGACCTTTCTCAAACCGTACACCTGATTGGAAGGACGGCGGCATGGCATAGGAGTAAACAAGCGTGGTATTGCCAAGAGTGCTATTGCTACCCACCGTTGAGTAAACGAGCACACTCTCATTCAGTACAGAATTTTCACCGACCGGGCAGAAGTAGAAGTAACAATTATCAAAAACGCTACCCTCTCCGAAGGAACACGCTATGAAAGTACAGTTCTTAAAAACACCCCCTGCCGGAAAAGATGCGGCATAGTAAAACCCGCCTTCGATAACAACAGCCATAAAACACCTAAGCTATCCATAACAAACAATAACAAACCAATATATACTAGCCTTATCCATTCTATATTAACCCCGACACACTCAATTATGGACAAGACTCTACCCAACCTACCCCCGCAGCCCCTGCGTCCACATATACCGAAACCAACAATACTGACCCGGCGACCCGACATTGTGCCGGATGAGTTGGCTAGGGACTTGGTGGTCTTGACTGCCAACGGGGCTTTCTCAGAATTTGAAGTGCTATCCGGTTATGGTTTGCTTGACCTCGAGTCGGACTTAACAGACAGGCACAATGAGATAGCCACCATCATCTCCACCCTGCTCGCCTACCAGCCGTTCTACCAGTCCTTTATCAAATGGCAGGAGCGTATTAAAACGGATGACAAGGCGGTTATCAGGGAGCAGGCGAGGCTCATCTACGCCGCCAATCTGCGCAACCTGCACATGAAGATGCAGAATCCGAAAACGTCTGCGCAAGCCTTGGCTGTTGTTATGAACACGCTTGCCGAGGTCGGAGACTTGAAGCCTAAGAAGGAGGACAACGTAAGCGGGCTTACTGTCATGATAGACTTTGGACAGAACGTAAATGCCACGTTACCGGAATCAATCAGACCGACACCGACACACCCTACCCGCCCGATTATCGAACACAACGACAGCTAAACCGGACACCTACACACCCTACCCAACACCTACCCAACACCTACCCTGATACATGACCACACTAAACGTCTCATTCGACCTCAATCGCTACCCCACACTACAAAGATTCGCGCAGTCGGAAGCTAAAATCCGTATCGTTTTAGGGCCGGCCGGATGCTTACCGGCGGAAACGGAAATTTTAACGCGCGATGGGTGGCAGCCTATTTCGCAGCCGACTTCTGAGGCTATGGTTTACGACCCCACTACATACACAGCGTTCTTTGATGCCGTGGAACACGTGGATTTACCATGCCCGCACCCGTTCCATCGGTTTTTTAATTCCAATTCTGTGGACATGGTGGTATCCGCCAACCATCGTATTTGGTATCAGACCTATTACGAACAATACAACAAGGGTAAATATGCTAAATGGATGACCCGGTTCGGCGACCAAGTAGCGAACCACATCCGTTCCGGTAAGCAACTTGACGCGAAAATACCGGCGGTGTTCGACTATTGCTCAGACACACGATACCCGTTAACAGACGAGCAGCTGCGCGTTTGCGTGATGTTGGCAGCGGATGGTTCTATACCCTCTCGTGGGTCCAAGGCGGTTGTAAACGTGGTAAAAGAACGGAAAGTAAAACGCGCCCGTTTGCTCTTAGAGCAGGCAGGTATCCCTTACGATGAAGTATCTAAATATCACGAAGACAAAGGGCATACGGAGTACCGGTTTACGTTCGTACCGCCTGAAAGAGACAAAGACCTTACGCGATTCTACGAAGCATCGGTAGAACAGCTCGCAGTCATTGCGGAAGAAGCACTACATTGGGACGGTCATGTAGGTGCGAAAGGGGCGTACTTTTGTTCGGCGGACAAGGCGCAAGTTGACTTCATGCAGTTTGCCTTCGTGATGACCGGCACACCCAGTATTGTCGCGACCAACCAAGAGTACCCGGATAATCCTAATTGGAAGAACCCATATCGAGCCTCTTTCGGTATCGAGAAAAAGAACGCATGGGTTAACCTCAAGACCTGCCGGCATGAATACCAAGAATCTACGGATGGCCGGATGTACTGCCTCACAACCCGCACCGGTATGTTTATTGCGCGGCATAACGGGCGTGTGTTTGCCACAGGTAACTCCGCGAAAACTTCCTACTGTTTCATGGAGTTAGTGCGATTGGCAATGCTCCAAGAACCGGCGCCTGACGGCACACGCTATTCAATGGCTGTGGTGGTTCGTAATACCTACGACCTGCTGGTTAAATCAACGGTTCCTTCGCTGAAACGGATGCTCGGTCCACTCTACAAAGGCAAAGACTCAATACCGCCGCAAGGCAAAGTCCGGTTCCCGCTGCCCGATGGTACGAGCGTAGACCTCACGATAAACTTCATGTCGGTAGATACCCCCGAGGATGAGAAGAAGTTTCTTGGTTTTGAGCCTACGTTTGTCATGGTTGATGAGGTCAGTGAAGTAAACGAGTCGCTCATTCACGCAGCGGTTCGCCGTCTAGGTCGTTTCCCCTCCGGTCAGTATGGCAAAGTAACGCGGTCGTGCCTCATTGGTACAACGAATGGACCGGTGGAAGGGCATTGGCTCCATCAATGGTGGATGGGTAGACGCGATGAAGATTTTAAGCGGATTGCTGAGCAGATGGGTATACCGATTTACGCAGAAGTATTCCGCCAACCTCCCGCTCTCTTGCGCCCTACCACTACAGACCCAGACCTCCCCACATCATACTGGCAGCCGAATCCGCTGGCGGAAAACATCCACAACCTTGCCGATGGCTATGGGTATTACTACTCGATGCTCGCCGGTAGCCCGGAGTCTGTCGCCGCCTATGTGGAAGGAGATTTCGCCCGGCTGTCCGCAGGACGGGTGGTGTTTCGTGAATTTAATCGAAGCCTTCACGTGGTTCCTGATTCCGCTATTCGCCCGCAGGCCCCTTACCACTATCTCCTCTCGTTTGATTTCGGTCGTACACCCGTGTGTCTTATCGGCATGGTCACGCCTGATGGTAGCCTAGCTATACTCGATGAGGTGATGGGTGACGATATGTCTGTGGAGCAGCTGTTTACGGAGCAGGTGCAGCCGCTCCTGCGCTCTAAATACAAAGGTTGGGTATGCGAGGATGCGACAGGCGACCCGGCAGGCATGGTAGAAGACCAGTCAACGCCCCTGTCTCCCTTCAAGGTGCTTCAAAGACATGGTGTACCCATACGCCCTGTGGTCAATAACAACAAGCTGGAGCCGCGCCTGAACGCTGTCAGGTGGTGGTTAACGCAGCTGTCACTATCCGGTAAGCCCCGCCTCTTAATATCCGATAAGTGCAATTACCTCATCGAAGCACTTGGTCAGACATACATCTACGAGAAGGTGCGTGGACAGACAGATGTGTATAAAGAGACCCCGACAAAGAGCCACGTGAATTGGGTCAGTGATTTGTGTTTTACCGGAGACACACTAGTGTGGACAGAAGCAGGTGAACGTCCTATTTCTGAAATCAAAGCAGGTGACAAAGTGTGGACACGGCAAGGGCTTAGAACAGTTTTGGTTGCGGGGCGTACTAGCCCACTAGCTAAGGTTAAGAGATACCACATAGCGGGGCGGGTGCTAGAGGCCACTCCGGGTCATCCGATATTCGCTAACGGCGGATACGTAGCAATAGACGAGCTTGTAGGAAATAGTGTATATTGTTTGGTATCCAAACAAAACACGTGGACTACATGGCTGAAAGTAAAAAGAATATTGGTAGAACGGTTGAAGATGTTCAGTTCTATGATGGTAAGCGTTTTTGGGAAGCCGGTATCGCCGCCGCTCCGGAATGGCATAGGTCGGAAGAAGGACGAGCTTGGCACAGAAAGCACGCTAAAGAAACGGCTCGAACTAAAGAGACGCACCCGGAAGAACGCCAATGCACGTGGTGCGGAAAAACTTTTATTGGGACACAGAGCAAGAACAGGAAAGGTTTTTGCGGCGCATCCTGTCAAGGGATGGCTCGGAAAGCGTCCGGCGTGGATGACGAAGATAGAACGTGTGTTGTTTGCGAGACTACGTTCAGAACTAACAAATATGGAACTGTCAAGACCTGTAGCAAAGAGTGTAAAAACGAGAGTATGGTGCGAACCCGGAGAGAGCATAAAGCCCGTTTACAATCTGACGGTTGAAGGTTGTCATGAATATTTCGCAAACGACGTGTTAGTCCATAATTGTGATGGTTTACAATACATGGCGCTTCAAGCACTTAGCATAACAAACAACCAAACCGATTACAACCTACCACCCTCGCCAACACCACTAGACACACAGACATGGATGGGGTAATATTACGCACTGTCTGTAGCGGGTCTTTCCAGTATTTCTCTCGCTATAGGCGCTTTACCTCTTGATGGCATAAGGACGGCGGTGTGTTCGGTTGGGGGTCTCCCGGCAGAAGTTAACAACACACCGCCATTTTTTGTGCCTGTCTCATTGGTTATGGTATATTTGTTTAATCGTTAACCAGACACACGGAGACAGATATGTCAACCTGCCAATTAAAGCGCACTTGCCGTTGTAATAAAGCAAGCAAAACTTGCCGTTCCAATTCCGGTAAACGCCGAGCGTAACCACCCAACCATGCCATCTAACCACACGGACAGCCCATGATGGATAAGAAATCGGAGCAGTTATCCTGTGCGCTTTCGCGCAAAGTATTCGCGTACTACGAGAAAGCCAAACAGGCGAAGTGCGAGGTGTACGACACCCTCATGGACTGTTACAACATGAGCCAAGGCAAGCCGCTCATTCCGGCAAGCGATGGTGTGGACGTGACAATGGACATTGCGTCCCCTGTGGTACAGAACATCATCGGCCTGCTGCGGCACATCCTGCTCAATAACGAGCAGGCGCCGTTTGTGGTTAAGCCTACGCCTCGCGCTGAGCTGTCAGACCAAGAGATGCAGGAGATAATTGACCAAGTGACTGCCTCGTCTGATATGTTCATCCAGCAGGGGTTTACGCAGTCTCAGGTGGAGGACGTGATTTCCGAGATGAAGCAGACGGTGCTGTTGCGTGTTAACCAGAAGGCGCGTAAGGCGGCCGAGCGGCAGACAGAGTTGGTCCAAGACCAGTTGCACGATGCCGGGTGGAAAGAAGAATTTATTGGTTTCCTAAAACATTTCTGCATCTACCCTGCGGCCATTATGAAAGGACCGACTACCAAGCGTAAGCACGGGACGTACTGGCAGAATGACCGCATCGTTGTCAAAAGCGCCGATACGCTGGCAGTAGAGTTGATAAGCCCGTTTGACTTTTATCCTGCGCCGTACAGTCGAGACGTGCAGAGTGCTGACTACATCATCGAGCGCAGGCGGCTGACCCGTGGTGACTTGTATAACCTCATCGGCGCAGAGGATTACGATGACGATGCTATAGACCACGTGTTAGATAATTACCCCGATGGGTATGTGCTCAATTATGAGCAGGGGTCGGGGGAGCCTGACCACCTAGACAACGACACGGTGGGTGACATTAACACCGTGCGGGACGTGTTCGATGCGCTTGGCTATTACGGCACGATACGCGGTGACATCCTAGTGGATGCCGGTCTTGCTGTTGATGATGAGCGCGTGGCGTATGAGGTGGAGGTGTGGGTGATAGGTGGGGTGGTCATTAAAGCCGTGCTTAACCCTGACCCTATTGGTAACAGACCATTTTTCGTAGCGTCCTTCGATGCGACCACTGACAGTATTTGGGGTATTAGCCCCATGATGCGCTTGCGTGATACGCAGAAGACCGCGACAGCAGCGGTGCGGGCGCTCATTCGGAACATGGCGTTTTCATCCGGTCCGGTTGGTGAGGTCATCGCCGCCCGTATTAAAGACGGGTTAGACCCTCGGCAGGTGCTGCCCAACACTATCCGCTTGGTTGAGGACGCGTCATTCAGTGGCGTTAGCCCTACAGCGTACACCTTTTACCAAGTGCCGTCATTGTCCCAAGAACTGCTTGCGACATTCGAGCGGTTTATCAATTATTCCTACGAGCTGCTGGGTATCCCCCGCGTTGCCTTTGGTCAGACAGAAGGCATGGGGTCAGTCGGTCGTACATCCGGTGGTATCAGTATCGTGATGAACCAAGCGACCAAGGCGATTAAGAACGCCATGACTGAGCTAGAAGCCGGTCTTATCGAGCCTATTGTCAACCGCTTCATTCTCTTTAACCAGCTGAATAACCCAGACCCCGCATTGCGCGGGGATGTGCGTGCGTTTGCCAAAGGGGTGAGCGGACTGATTGAGAAAGAGAACAAAGCAGAGGATTTGCAGTGGGCGCTCCAGTCTATCGCAGGTATGATGAACGCAGGACAGAACCCTGACGGGTCGCCGATTATTCCGCCGCAAGCGCCGCTGCGCCTGCTCTACGAGATGTTTAAGCTGAAAGGCATTTCACCCGCTGGCATCTTGCCGGACTTCGATGCACAGGATGCGATGATGGAGGACATGGGTCAGGCGGCAGCCGCCGCATCGGGCGGCACACCTATGGGTGGTTCACCTCTAGGCTCACTCGGTGGTTCACCGCTTGGTGAAGGTATGTCCACGGCGACACTCGATGGGCGCAGCCCTGATGCTGCGATGGCAATAGACGCGGCTAACAATTTGTGAGGGTAAGGTATGGCTGACCAATTTATGTGCTGGCAAGAGTTCTTCTCGGCCGAGACGTTTTTAGACCCGGTGGTTGGTCCTGTACCCCACCAAGACATGCGTGACAAGGGGCAGGTGTTTAGCTTCATCCCCGAGATTGGACCGATACGCTTGCCGCCTCTCGCCTATAACACTATGGTTCACGTTATCCACAACGGCTGCTCACCGTGCTTACGCGTCAAAGTTGAACGGGTGGTACAGTGTCCCGGCGACTGTGAGTTCGATGAATACAAGTGGGAGATTTGTACGCGAGACACGCCGCACTTCCTATTGCCCCCGGGCGTTTACGACCTTACTATATGTAGCCAGATGATTTGTGAGCTGGATGAGGGTGATACGTTCGAGGGGTCGTTCTTGCTTGAGCCGGTTCCTGACAGTTTTGTTCATGCGTTTCGTATAAATGAGGGCTGCTGCTGATGAAACCAAGTAAACTTATTTACAACATGCCTAAGTCGCAAAAGACTGTGGCGTTGACCAAGCAAGAGGCGCAGACGCTCACCGCGTTTCGCCGCACGCCTTACGCTATTCAAGTGGAGCGTATTCTCAACTCTGTGCTTGAAGTTGCACGTGAGGAGAATGAGACCACTGAAGCCAATGAGGCTAACCGCTTGCACGTCCAAGCTGTGAAGGCGACCATTGATGCTTTGTTCCGCAATACCATTACACTCAAATAAGGAGGCAGTATGAGCCAGAGAGAACCGATGATTCAGGTCACGTCTACCGAGTGGGTAGTGGTCATGGCAACCGGTATGTTTGATGATGAAAGCTATAACGTGCGCTATGTGATAGATGTAGGCTGCGACCTTGCAGACGCAGGGGATATTGCCTATTCACCAGACGGTGCGCCACTTGTGCTTTCACCACGCACACAGCCTTTGACGTTGAAAACACCCGGCTGGTATCGCATCGTGCCGAACGGCGTGGTCAACGACCATGCAAAAGTATTCTGGAATGCAGTTCCTGCCAATCGGGTGTGCTAATGAGTGCGCCGTCTATTTACCGTATCCCTCTACGTATCGAGGAGGAGCAGCGTGAGACACGGCAAGCCGTGGAACACCTGCGTAGCAGCTCAGCGTTTAAGCCGTTTGTCCAGTGGTTAGACGACCGTATTGCGGCTGAGCGTGAGGTTTATGAATCTACGACTGCGGATGAGTATCGCCGTGGTCATTTGAACGCGCTGACAGATTTACGGCGCGTACTTACCGGCGGCTGATACCCCGCCTCTCTACCCTGACGGAGAACAATATGGCTCAACAACGAGACGAATCGACAGAACTGGCGCTTTTAGAAGAAGCCCTTGGTACAGACGAGGGCAACTACGCACCCTATGTAGGTGACTACGAGTGGGGCGAGATTGACGGCGACCACGGGGATAACCCGTATAACCCGCAGCATGACCCCTTGCCCGAAGATGACCAAGAAGACAACGATGACGACCAGTCCGTTCAAGACACAGATGGCGAAGAAGATGTACGTTCGCAACTGGCAGCCGTACAGACGCGTTTGGAGCAGCAAGAACTGGCGGCGGCGCGGCAACGCGAGGCGTTTTTACAAGCAGAACTGGAAACGCTACGCGGTAAGCTGACGCAAGAGAACGAGGCGAACAAACCGGCGCCGTTTAATGTGCGCAACCTACTTGACGAGGCTGAGGTCAATCTTACGGAAGAACAGTTGGCAGGTGCGGCTCCAGAGGTGCGTGAAGCGATACTGCGACTGGCTAAGCAAGCGGCGCTTGATGTGTTAGAGAAGTACGACACATCACGTTACCAGCCAATTGAGCAGGAGCTGAACCGCGTCAATAGAGTTGAGCAGGACATTACCGAGTTCCAGCAGCAGCAGGCAGCGGCTAGACAACAGCACACAGCGAACCTTGTACTGGAGGTGAATCCGTGGGTGTCGCAAGTTAAAGACACGCCAGAATACAAGGCGTTTTTAGATGCGCGCGTGCCGGGTACCAATTTCAAACGGGGCGAGATGGTACGAGACGCGCTGAACCGTGGGGACACTACGGTGATTAACGAGATTTTGGCAAGCTATCCGGGGCGACCGCAAGGTGCGCAAGCACAGCAGACTCTCGGTGTAGCATCTTCACCCGGGCGCGCCCAAGCCCGCGCTCCGCAGAATCAGGGCACTGGACAACGGCAGACCTTTGATTATAAACTGTATGAGCAGGCGCTCAACAAGGTGACACGGGGCGAAATGTCACATGATGAGTTTGCCAAAATTGAAGCCGCGTATTATCGCTTTTTAGGGCAAGCGGGGCGGTAAGTGACTAATTTGTTGTAATATTCCTTGGGAGGGAAAACAATGGCAGTACCCGGACGTAAACCGCCGCTGGCGTCAGCGAGTGGCTATCCGAACTACGTGAGTGCCCTTACGCATCCCGTATTTGCGAAAGGCTTCACGGATTCTTTTTACCCAAAAACGTTGGCAGGTAACATTTCTACCAACACGATTAAGGGTGTAAACATTAACGAAGTGGGCGATGAGATTATTTTCCGCCGTCCGCCAGAGGCAGAAATCTTCAAGTATCAGAAGAACCAAGACCTCGAAATCAGCCACTTGGCGTCATCCACCTTGAGCATGGTCATTAACCGCGCTTACTACTACAACCTGAAATTGGATGAAGTAGATGAGAAGCTGGTTAAGGATATCGGCATGTTCATCCGTGAGTTCCAAGACAGCGCGCAGCGTAAGCTCGCGCAGCAGATTGACTTCTTGATGATGACCGAGATGCCGCATCAAGTTGAAGCGTGTAACAAAGGTTTGAACGCCGGTGTTCGCTCGCACATGTATAACTTGGGCGCGGCTGGTAATCCGGTGCGTTTGACCGCGCAGAACCTGCCAGCTTACCTTGGCTTCCTGCGTGCGGTGTTGCTTGAACAGAATGTTGACCCGAGCAATATGTATGTGGTTCTGCCGACCGAAGCGCAGATTTTGTTCTACAACAACCCCATCCTAATGAACGCCTGTGCCAGCGGCCAAGGTAAATCTATCCTGTTTATGGAGAAGATTCCTAATGTTATGGGGTTGGATATTTATTTCAGCAACATGATGCCGCAGTACCGTGAAGCTAACGGTGCTCTTGCCTACACCATCATCGCTGGTAAGAAGGAAGCGACAGGCTTCATCCAGAAGTTGACCAAGACCGAGGTCGTTAAAGATTCCCGCTCATTCGGCAAGATGTGGCGAGGTTTGTCAATCTTTGACTTCAAGGTGTTGGAACCGAAAGCGATGAGCGTGCTGTACGCCACTATCCACTTCGACCCGAACAACCCGTAATAGGAGGCTAGAATGGCTGTTCATAAGGTATTTTTTGGTGGTAACGGACGCGGTGGCTATGAGCGCCACAGCCGCGTTGCCGATGCTACGAGCGACCTTCGTGTTCGTTACGAAGGTTTGTTGCTCAACCGTCATCATGTACTCGACTTCCTGTTTGACGCAGGGCTTGAGGAGTGGCGCGGTTATGTTGAGATGGAAGGCAAGTTCGAGGTCGGTGATGAATTGCTGACTCACTGGATTGGTGATAACGCCAATATCCAGAAACTTGTGTTCCACAACAAGCGTGAGTCCGGCGTGGTTGACCAAGCGTCGGGTAATATCACTACCCCAACTTCGGTTGAGGTATCGTTTGTTGACGCAACCGGTGCTGATATTCTTGGTACTTCCCCGGTCACTATCGACTTGAGTAAGACAGGTCGTACCGTTATTGATGGTCAGGGCGAGGTGGACGTATCCGCTGCCTTCCAGACCCAGCAGTTGATGACCGCTGAGAACGCTTACGTCAAAGTGAAGTTGACAGCAGGTACATTGGAGAACGCTTGCTTTAGTATGTTCTTGGATTTCGTAGACTTTATTGATGTTCGCGGTTGCACTTGCGACCCGATTCCGTGCGAGACTACGTACCCAGACCCGTTGTGCCCGCCGGGCGGATTGGTTTCACCATAAGCACCTGTTCTATGGTAAACTTGAGGGGCGCAATACGCGCCCCTTTTTAATAGGAGAACCCATGACACAAGTAGATTACTCAGACCCTGCGTGGGCGCAGGGCTTACCGAAAAAGAAACCACGCCCGTTTGCTTACGGCTATCGAGATAAGACCGGGTTTTTGTACCCTGTGGTAGCAGGGCGACCGCTTGAGGACGAGAGTTACGACAACCTCGAACCTATTACGGATAAGGACGAGTGGGAGCGCTTACTTGCTGAGAACTCGAAACCGAAAGACCCGTCAGAATTTACTGCGGCAGAAGATTACGCAGAGAGTGAGCAGCGTATTGCTGACGAGAATGAGGAGCGCGAGGAAACTAAAGGTGTTGGTAAAGCCGCTGAGAAGGCAATGAAAGCGACCAACGCGGAAGGACGCACGACTAAAGACCGCAAACCCACCGCGCCACCTCCACCACCTGCCGCTGTGATGCCAGACCTAACTGATTTAGGTGATTAAAAATGATTGACCGCGCAACCGTGATACAGCGTGTTAGCTCCTACCTTACGGACGATGAGCCGGGGTATGAGTTTATCCACTGGACAGAGGAGGACTTGACGACATACTTCGACCTGTCGCTTCGTATCCTCGCGGTTGCGCTACCTGAGCTTTCTCGTGGTACTTGTAAAGCCTTTAGTGACGGTGGTTCGGTTGTTGAATTACCCGAGTGCTGCGAGAACCTTCTTTCTGTAATAGACGTGCGTGTTAATGGGGAGCTGCAAAACGCTCGCCCACGCCGTGTTACTGTTAAATCCACCCACTTCGCCTCATGCCCTGACCGTCCGGGTAAGTACCGCTTGGACAGTTGGTCGTATGACCCAGAGGAGGGTGGACCGATTTACTTAACCCCGCCTGTTCCAGAGGGTACGCCGGTAGAGATTACCTTGCAGTGTGTGAAACATCTGGACGTTATCAATGGTGAGGTGGATATTCCGGCGAAGTACGAGCCGATTATCTTTGAGCTGATGCTCTATTACGCATGGGGTGTTGACCTAGAATCCCCTGCGAGCCGCGACCGCAGTGCCCTGCACTACAAGAATGCTACGGACATGCTAGGCGCTGCTGCGAATTTGAAAACCCTGACAGCTTTTACCAAGATTCCCGAAGCATTAGTGAGGGCTAGACGATGAATTGGAGCGAGCGGTTATATAACGATGTCCTAATGTTCTTACCCGACGCCCCGCAACAGTTGGTTGAAAGACTGATTGTGACTGTTGCGGGGGATTTTTTCCGTGATGTGCAGGTGCTGCACGATGAGGTCTATATCGACCTGCTGTGTAACCAGAGCGATTATCTCCTTCCGTCTAAGGATGGGCAGCGGATTGTATTTGTTGAGCGTGTGTCCGTAGGGGATTGTGGGGTTACGGATGCCAATTGGTGTGTAGTGAAACCCGCACAGTACCGTCATGGTCTCGGCTGGTGGGTGGACTTGAACAAACCGCGCCAGACTATCTTCATCTCGCGTCCACAGGCTGGCAAACGGCTGGCTGTTGAGTACAGCTGGACACCCGATGGTACGCAATGTTTCATACCTGACCATATCATCGGGCGTTACGCCTCACCGCTGCGCGATGGCGTGCTCGCCAAACTCCACATGATGAAAACTGACGAGACAATGTACGACCCGAATGTGGCGCGTATGTATTGGGCAGAGTACGAGCGCGAGAGAAATAATGCCATCAATGAGAAGTACCAGAATTTCCAACCGATGCCGCTGGTTATGCAGGGGAGACCGTTCGTATGAGCTTCAAAGAACTACGCCGTGAGAAGCGTGCAGATGACTGTTTACTAGACCCGCCTGAGTGGGCGTGTTGTAAGCCGTGCTGCCCTGACCCGTGTCGTCCGAAGTGCTGCCCCAAGACCCGTGTGTGGGACTGCATCGACATCTACCAAGACGAGATGGCGCACAAGTTTGAATTGCAGAAGATGATTAACGGTGCGGCACAGGCTATCGCTGCGTACAAACACTGTATCGAGCTGACCATCCGCGAGCGTGGCTACTGTGACCCTGTGGTTATTATCGAGCCTACTCGCGCAGAACTGGATGGTACGGTGTGGTTCGACTGGCACCACAAATTTACGAGTGCCCCGGCTGGGTACTATGAGGCCGACCTCAAGATTAACGGCGAGGAATGTCTAACCATCTGCTTACATAAGCTAGGCTGCTGGACTGGTGCTCATTCGCGTGACAGATTGTTCGTTGAGGACTGTCAGGACGACTGTCATACCTGTACGGATGACCGATGCTGTGAGGGTACACGCCCGTCACCAGATTTTGATGATAGATTTAATGGGGATTGCGATGTTCAACGTTGTTAAATGGGGTACACGAAGCAAGTTGTCCGCAGGGGTTTCCCCGTCAGACACTCGTCTGTCGCTGATTGACGGTCATGCAGCACGGTTTTTTACCGGCAGCCATGATGACTGGTACTACATCACCGTCCGTGACGGCGGTAACTACGAACACATGAAGGTGGTGGATGTTCGTGATGGGTATCTACATGTAGAACGCGGTCAGGACGGCACGGATGCACGGCAGTGGGGCGCAGGCTCTTGCGTTGAAGTGGAATGGAATCCCGCGCAGGTGTGCGAGCACGTTAGAAATTGCGTGCTTGGGTTCGAGACTGTTGGTGTGCAGCCCGGTACATATTGCTTCACCTGCGTGACCTGTATTGACGTGAATAAGTACGGGCAAATTACAGCAATTCGGGAGGGTACAGGATGCTAAAGCACATTGATTTTCTGAAGATACGCGCCGAGCGACCGATTTTCGCTGACAACGATTACTTTGAAACGTCCGCATCGGAAGCGAAGCGCTTAAATGAGGTGGGGCAAGGTAATCATATCTACCTCGTGTTGTCCTATCCCCGCGCTAATCGTCATGAGGTGGTTAAATACACACACGGGCAAGACTTTGTTTCGCAAGGCGGGCTTGTGAAAGTACCTGTTGAACGTGGCGTACTTGGTCAGCGGCTCTCGTTCCCCGGTCAGGTCTGTATCCGCGCCGAGTGGACAACACTTTCCCTTAAAGAATACATTGAGCAGGTGACTTGATATGGGTTTCTGTCCACCGAAATTGCACCACCTAGAGTGCAGCCAGAGCGGGCGGAGTGTTCTACGTACGGCGTGGAATGGCGAAGCCCGTTTGCAGTTAAACATAAATGACGGCGACCAATTCCCTGACATCACGATGGTGCAGGGGCACTTCTTTGTGGATGTGGTGGACGCATGTAACGGTAAATGTATCACTGTCAAGGTGCTTGACCGCCTGCGGGACGACCTGATTATCGAACCGCCTGCGGGTAGCCCGTGTTTCCCGTCTAACAGTGTGGTGAAATACCACCTCGGTCCAGAGTATATCCAAGCGGTTATCCGTGAGTATGGCATCAACGCTCGCGACCCGTTGTTCTACGACTGCGATACGCACACTATCGGTGTTGACTGCCACAAATTAGCAATGGACCCGGACTGTGGATGCGGTCAGGGCGGCGTAGGTGGCGGCGGTATTGTCGGCCCACCGGGCGAACGTGGTCCACAAGGAGAGACAGGTCGTGATGGTACTGGTGTGGTTAGTGTTCGCTTGGGTTCGAACAACGAATTGTATGTCTTGCTCACAAGCGGCAGAGAAATTGAGGCAGGTGTTATTGGCACAGTTGCCGGTAGAGATGGTATTGATGGTCGCCCGGGGCGGGATGGTGCTGATGGTGTTACTCCTACTGTGCGCGAAGTGGAACGTGTATGGTTAGAAGAAACAACCAATCCCGGAACGTATAAAATACTCGTTAGTTACACCGGTACATTCAGTGGTGTAGGGCAAGAGGTTGGTCAGTTCGATGTACCGGCAGTACGGGATACCGCAGTCAGTGAAATGGAGACGCTCCGTTCCCGTATGGTCGGTATTGAAGCACAGATTGCCGGAGCCAACCGTAGGTCAGACGAGCTGGCAAGAACCATTGAGCTTCTCCAGCAGCAGAACACGAACTTGCAGCAGCAGATTACTACCCTGAACGCCACCGTAACTACCTTGCAAACTACTGTGAATGCTCTTGTAAACCGTCCGTAATGAGGTAAAACATGCGTGTAACCATGTTCCGAGGGATGCGCCCGTTCATATCCAACGAAGAACTTGGTATGCAACACGCAGTCCTTGCAGAAAACATTGACTTCTATTCCCGCTCGTTGGTTCCATTTCGTAAACCTTCGCACCTAGAGGACTTGGTGGATTTCCACGGGCGGGCGTTCGAGGGTGAAGCTGCGGGGGTTATGAAGGTCGGCAAGTATTTTGTCGGACTTCCCGCTGAGCTTCACAACGTCCCTGACCCCAACGGGCGCGGGGTTCTTTTCGTTCAAGACCGCAAGCTGTGGCGCATCACAGACACACTTATCCGCCTCGGCTATGGTCCGAGCCTTGTCGGCGTGCCTATCCCCGATGAAGCGCCCGCTCTTACAGTGCTTACTGGCGCTGGGTGTAAATCAGAATGGCCACATCACGAGTGTGCACCAGAGGGGTGTGATGACCCACACGCGCAGCCGGGGCATATGCGCAGCTATCGTATTACTTTCCTAAACGACTGCAACGAGGAAGGGCCGCCGTCAGCACCTGCCGAGCCAGTGAGCGCCCATAACGGTGACGCTGTAGCTATCACACGCGCTGACACGAACGCAGCTCATGCAACTGCATGGCGTATTTACCGAAGCGTTGTCACTACCGATGCTAAGGTGGTGTGGCTGCATGTGGCTGACCGTCCTATCAGCGAGAGAGCGTTTATTGACAGGTTGTGTCCGCACGAGCTGGGTGAGGCGTTGAACACGGAAGCTGCCAGCCCGCCGCCGGAATGTTTGGACGGTATCGCTCTCGCGCACAATAACCGCGTAGCGGTGTGGTCTGGTAGTGACTTTTGGGTGAGTCGTTGCGATAGCCCCGCTATTTATCCGAACAAGATGCACACGCGCCTACCAGACCGCATTGTTTTCATGGCGGGGTACACCACTATCGCTGAGCAGGACACGCACTTTGAGATAAGCGCAGTGACCGAACGCTACCCATACGCTGTAGAGATTGAGGACGACTTCCCGCGTATTCGAGAAATCCCCGAATGGATACCGGCGTTAGACCCGTTCGCGTGGGGCGTGTTCCGAGGCGGCGTGGTGTATAGCTCGACTGAAGGTATCGCGCACTTAATCCAAGGTCAGGTGAAATACATCACCGACCAGTATTTCACACGCCGCGAGTGGGCTAAGTACGACCCGCCTAACGCGCGATATACACAGTGGGGCGAGCGCCTGTTCGTGTGGGTGAATAAGGGTAGCGAGCGTAGAGGGCTGTTGTTTGGTTTCGGTATCAACCGCGATATCCGCGAAGGGGACATGACCGAGATTACTATCGCTGGCAAGATGGCTATCTCATACGTGAACCGCGTGGAGATTCTCGTTGGTAATAGCATGTATCTATGGGAAGGCTCAAGCCAACCGATGCTCATGCGCTGGCGCTCCCACGAGAACACACAGACAGGTTGGACATTCCCCACCAGTATCAAGGTGGAAGGGGAGATACCACGCAAAGACCGTGGGCTTATGTCTGTACGCCGCGAGTTCGACCGCTGGTTGAAGCGCAACCAAGGGCAACAGCCGGAAGCGTTTTTCGATGAGAACTGCAAGTATGAGCGCTACCGTAACCGCATACTTAACAAGCATTTGGGCAGTCAAATCACCGTGTACTTAGACAACGATGTGCTATACTCGCGTGAGGTTTTATCGAACGCCCCGATGCGTTTACCGCGTAGGAACTACGGTAAGGTTTGGGCTTTTGAATTAACGAGTTATCGGGTTATCCACGAAGTCCACTTGCAAAATAGTAGCTACGATATGGTGCAAGAGGGCGGTCACGCTTAGGAGGACACATGGCAGATTGCGCAACTAACCAAGTGCAGACTGGTGCGGCTACCGCGTCTGGCACTAACTCCACCTGTATCACTTCGCCGCATATCGTTCAGTACCCACGTCCGCCTCGCCGCGATGATGGCCGCTGGATGGCTATTGGTTCAATGATTGGCTCACTGCTCGGTGCACTGGTCAACAAAGACACCATCAAAGAAGCCCGTAACGCAGAGAACAAGTGGAAGGAAATCGTTGAGAAGGTTCTCGAGCAGGGGCGGAAAGAGTGGGGTAGAGTTGACCCGCTACGTGACCGTGCCGCCCAAGCACAAGACCAGATTAGCGACCGCGTGCAACGTCAGTGGCAGCGCGGCGACATCGAGTACGAGTATGGTAATAAGTTAAAGCCTTGTATTGACGACCTGATTGCCAAGGTGTGCGAGCAGGCGAGCTGCGGGTATACACCGGATTACGAGGGCATCCTACTCCGTGTTAAGGCGGACGCAGAGAAGGCAGCAGCAGAAGCCGGTGAACAGTATTGCCGTGTACGCACCCGCTACAACATCGGCTTTTCATGTCATGTGAACGAGGCAATTTCTGCCGCGCGTGTGGAATCAATCGTAGCGACTACTAACAGCGCCCGTGAGGCCGAGCGTTTGAACAAGTGGAAGTACGACCTCGAGACCCGCGAGAAGGCCGCGCAGCTTGTGGAAGGTATTCGCGTTAACCGCGATGGTATCAGCCGCCAATATGACCAGATGGCTACCGGTATGAAAGGCAATCAGTACGGTTGGTGGACAGCAGACGCGGACAACTCGCTTAAAGTTGGTGCGGATATGCTCGCATCTAGCGGGCAGAACTTGGCGTGGCTTGCAGAGAGCTTGCGCCGTACAGCTGAGAAAGAGACACGGGATTGGGGCGTGGTTGGCGGCTTGCTTGCTGCTACATTGGTATCGTGGCTGCTGCCGTCAAGCGCCGCGCAGAATCCACAGGATTGTTAATGTATGATTGACTATCCGAGTTTCGACAACGGTTTCAGTTATCCAGACCAAGGGCTACCAAGCACAGGGCTTAACAGTCCGTTTGCGCAACAGACGCAGGTGGTGGATAACCCGCTCGCGGATTATCAGCAGAAGTGGTTTGAGAATAACGAGCAGGAATTGGATGATTGGGAGTATTTTTATTATGGTATTCCGGCAGGGAATGAAGTGTTTATTGGTTTAGGGGATTGACAATGGCTAGTTATGGTATGGCTCCAACACGAGCCGGTTCAGCTTCTGGTTTTGGTGGCGGTACTTTCGGGTTACTCGGCGGTGTCGGCCCCGCATGGAATGATGCTTTTAACACAAGCATGGACACTGCGAACAAGTGGTATAACTTGCAGAACCGTGTGATGCTCGACCAATATGCGGTACCTGCGCAGGCCGCTACCTACGACAACACGCTGCAACAACAGGCGACCCAAGCCATCCAAAACGATGTGAAGAAAGACATCAACCAATGGCTCGCAACTACCCAGCAGCAGGCTATGACAGACCAAGTGCTACAGGCACTAGGCGTTCAGGGTGGTCAGTATTATCCGACACAGCAGGCGTTAGTAAACCCTGAACAGCAACAGCTTCAGTACGCGCAGGTCAATCCGCAAACAACCGCAGCCTATGGCCCTATGACTATGCAGCAGAACATCGCTAACCGTGGGTGGAACCCCGGTGCTTACGCTCTTGGAGTAGGGGGTTACTAATGGCTACACAACTTTTGCCGGAACAGACTCGAGCTTACCAACGCCCAGCCAGTGCGTATGAGGACGCATGGGTTGTAGAAGAACGCCGCCGTAGGTATAAAGAAGCTAACCAGTTAGCTGCCATGCAGGCACAAGTACAACGTGAGCGCGAGGCTGTTCAGCGCGAAGCGGCGTTACGAGAAGCGGAAGCAGCGGGTTATTTACACGGTGGTTTTGGACCAAGTAATCCGGGGGTAGAGCGGGTATTACCTAACCCGTCCGTCACTATGCGTGACGCTCGTATGCTCGCGGGCGAGCAGCAGATGCACAGCCAAAACCCCATCACGCCGGACTACACGGTAGAGATGGCGGCAGCCGACCAAGCAGCAGCGAACGGACAGCGCTACTCACCAGATGCAGCCTTAGGCACAGCCGGTGCTGTTCCCGTTGAGCGTGGCGCTCCGCCACCTTCGCATGGCAACCCATATCTGGACGTATTGTCTGCGTATGTCGGTGCTCGTAAGGCGCAAGACCCGAATTGGGATTTTAAAAATGACGAGGTGTATAAACGTTATCATGCGAACTGGATGGCTTCGCAAGGTAAAGCGTCAATGGTCGGAACACCGACTACACCTGCCCCTGCGCCGGAAACACCGATTACCCCAGCGGAAACGGCAGCACCCGAACCCGCGCCGGGCTATTATCAACAAACACCACTGCCGCCTGTGTCCGGTGGTTTTACGCCACCTAATACGCAGCTCATGACGCTTGCCTGTGTGGATGGTAAGTGTGGTCCTGTATCGTCTGGCACACCGCGTCCTATTATCAACCCGCAGATGAGCATCCTCGGTGCTTACGCACTGGCTGATATTGTCAACCAAGGCAACACCGCGGTCATGCAGGCAAACCAGTCCTATGACAAGATGATTCAACAGATGTATGAAAACGACCCGGCGTTCCACCAAGCGGTAGTCGCTGGTATGCAGCGCGGCCTATCGCATGAAGAAGCCTATCGCGGAGCTATCGCGCAAGCCGCCTACGCTCACGGGAACAATAACCTCGGCAACCGCGCTTACTTCGGTGATGTTGTACCCGGTGAAGCTCGCGTGGCAGGACACCAGATTGCCAACGCTGACTTGTATGGCGGTGAGTACCAAGCGCAATCAGGTATGTTTGGTGGTAATATCCCATATCACAATATTCATACACTTACTACTAACCCAGATGGTACACGTAACATTCAGGGTGTTGGCGATACTCTCGGTAATCTCCCACGGGGAGCCGGTATGACCTACGCTAACGTGGCAGGTTCAGAGAATCCGATTGGTGTATCAGAAGCCCGTACTCGCGAGGCGTATCAAACACAGGCAGCGGAGACAGACCGCCGTAATAAAGAGACGTTAGACGCAGAAGTACAGTTGAGCAAAGCGGCTGGTGATTACTTCAAGACAGTGAGCACCGCGTTGGCTAATTTAGCTAAGACGGGTAACGTCAGTTCATTAAACGGTGTTCCGGATATATCAACACTTAGCCCGAAAGAGCAAGCGCAGGTCATGAGAACCCTCCAGCAGATGCAAATAGACGCGGAACGAGAGGGGCGGAACAAAGACGCAGATGCCGCCCGGTTAATGAAAACTAACCTTGAGATAAAAATACTTGAGCAGCGGCTAGCGAAAGGTGACGCAGAAGCTGACCCGTTAGGTGTCGGCGATGTAGCGATGCCGTGAGGTGAATTATGAGCCAAGCACTGTTGAACGAAATCAGAAACGCGCGGCTGTACCGCGATGCGAATGGACGGTGGACAACCACAAGTCCCGTACTTAACGCTATGATGCACATCGAATCACGTGGTGACGCTAATGCCGTATCACCTACCGGCGCAACCGGTCTTTTCCAATTCACCCGTGGTACAGGTAAGCAGTATGGCTTATTCGATGGCGGAGACAGACGCAAAGACCCGTACCTGAACTTCGAGGCAGCGAAGCGCTTGGCTGTGGATAACATCAACTATCTCACCAAACGGGGTATCAACGTAACACCCGAGCTGGTCTATATGGCGCATCAACAAGGCGTAGGTGGTACGTTAGAAATCGCCCGTGCGGCGCAAACAGGCGGTAGTGTGTCAGCAGCTGTGCGTAGAAACATGGATTTGAACGGTGGGAAAAACCAGAGTGCGGGTCAGTTCATCGGTTCATGGGGCGGTAAATTCCGTAATGCTTTAGCGTCTGCTAATAAAGACGGGCGACAGTACGAGACGATGCAACAGGTAACAGCACCGATGAACCTACCGGATGACGGCAGACAATACATGACGAGCGCCAACCCCGGAGTAGCGCAACAGGATATTCAGGTAGCGGCGGCTAACCCTAACCCACTCGGGCTTGACCCTGTTGTTGGTTCAGATTCTGTGTGGTCTAAGCCGTTATCAGCTACCCCGTTTGGGGATAATACGCTTATAGGGAACAATGCTATACTGCCGGATGCAGGCAGAATCGTAATGCCTGAAGATATTTACCCGGTAGAAACCCTCAATAAGAAACGTACAGGAACCATCTATGGCTAACCCCATCTCTCAACACGGCATGTACGGCTTGACCGAATACTGGCGGCAGCGCGCAGAAGATACAACCAACCCGTACCAGTCAACCATTGACCAGCTGCGGGCGAACACTGCGCTTGTTCAACAGCAAGCTGCGCAGAGTTTGGACGAGTACAACCGCTTGGTGGCAGAGCGTGAGGCTGAGCGTAAACGTCAAGAGGAGGAGTTGGCTCGCCAGCAAGAGTTAGCTAAGCAGGAATACGCCGCCGCTGCGGCAGCAGATTTGGCTACCATCAATCAGTTGATGATTCCCGGCTACGGTAGAGCGCTTCTGTCTGGTGCTACAGAAACACCACAAGATAAAGACGCGCTTGTACCGAGTGCAAACAGCTACGTTACTGAGGATGCTTTCGGTAATCAGGTAGCACTGAACTCTCAGGTACTCGCAGAATCGAAAGACCCGAATGCTATTTTCCGTGAGTTCCTAAAGACCCGCCCTGACTTTATGGGTATGTCCACCGCAGGGCGTAGGAAGATTTTGGAAGAACATTTTCCCGCGTTTGTGCAAAAGGTTTATAACCTACGCGGACAGCCCGAGAAGATGCCTGACGGCATGACGATGAAGCAGATTACTGACAGCATCATCAAGAGTAATAAGGAAGTCTTACAGCGCGAAGATTCTAGTAACTTCCGGCAGGTCTTTGGCGATACCACTGTTGGTATCATACAAGGCGCGGGGCAGTTACTTAACGCGGGCGCGTTCTTAGGTCGCCAAGCGTGGAATTGGACGCAGTACGGGTTTAATAAATTAACAGGTGACGAAGAAGATGCCACTATAGATTTGGCTGATATTGATGCCGCTATCGATTCACACGCAAAGTGGGAGGAAAACATTTTCCAGATGGGGCAGGCGCTTTACTCAAACGAGACCGCTGACATGATGCAGGCCATGCGTGAAGGGTTGGGGTTCGGCAATACCATAGACGCCATCTTCTCAAGCCCGTGGTCCCTTGGCGCACTTGTGGGTCAGGTAGCAGGTGTCGGCGCCGGGGGTAAGTTGGTTAAATGGGGTGCTACTAAGGTAGCGGGCGCGGGAGCGAAATTAACCGGACGCGGTGCGGCTAAAGCGGCGGATGATGTTGCGGAAACAGCAGCGACAGCCGGTGTGCGTAACCCCTACACGCAAACAGCTACGGGGTTTAATTTATCGCAAAGCGCCGCAGCACAAGCCGCTCGTAGAGAACTCGCTGAGGTAGCCGCGAACCCGATTGCACGTGGTAGATTCATGACCATCCTTGGCAGCACCGGTGAACGAGCGAGAGCGCTATCCCCCTTTATGGCGGTCGCCGGAGCGAGTGGTGAGCAGGGTGTGTATAGCGCGGCGAAAGCGCAAGGGCTTGAGTATCGAGACGTTCACGGCACAGCACTTTTGAGCGGTTCTCTACAAGCGTCGTTATCATTAGCTACAGGTGTCGCATTCGGTAAGTGGGACGTGGAAACACAGATGGCGCGTATGCTTGGCTTGGGTAGTAGCAGGGCGGGTCAACAAGCCGCCGCGCAGCTGTCTAATCAAGCGCGTCAGAACCTGCAACGCGCTGCGGGCGAAGTACCAAAACAACTTTCTCGCTGGGCGAAAACCAAACCCGCGCGTAACTTCGCAGGGACTATGTTAGCAGGTGCGACTATTGAGGGCGCGGAAGAATACATTGCCGGGCTGACTATGCAGGCGGCTATGCTTGGTATCGGCGAAGACGGCAATTGGTCAACGGATAATATTACTGACGCTGAGTGGGACAAGATTTACGACCAAGCCGCCATCGAAGGTACGATTGGTTTAACTGTCGGTGGTATGTTCCACACATTCCGTGGCGTCAGTCATTTGTTGAGCAATCGTGGTAATAACACCAATGAAGGCGAAGGCGCAGCGCCCGCACCCGCACCCGGTCCGCGTCCACTCTCCCCAGAAGTTGCGCGTAATGTTGTGCGCGATGCGGCAGACGATGTTGCGGTTAACCCTGTAAACATCGAGACGCCACTTAACGCTCGCCGCCGTGCGGACGCTGCACGGTTTGCTACAGACATGAACAGCTTCTTCAGCCGCCCTGCACCGGATACAACCGTTCAACAGAACTTTGATTCAGCGTTTGCGAACGAGATGCAGCGCCGTGACTTACAGCAGGCGATTAGTGATTACGTAACAGGACAGACACCGACCCGCCCGTTGCTAAACGCACCGGAACCAGAGAGTCCGTTAGCCGCTGCGCAGCGCCGTAGGGATGAGCGTGTAGCCGCAGCAGAGGCAGAAGCTGAGGCGCTGCGTCAACGCTACGCAGAACAAGACCAGATGGACAGCTATCGCCGTAGAGCAGAGCAGATGGCTCGTGACGCTCGTGAAGAACAAGCAACAAGAGATGCAGAGATTCCCCCGCCGCCAGACTTGGGCGTTCTTATGCGCCAGTGGGAAGCGGAAGCAGCAGCTCAACGAGTGCAGCAAAGAGCCGATGCTGACGCCGTTATCGAGGCGAACAACCCGCTCAACCGTTTACTTGGCTTTGACCCCGAGGCTTCGATAGAAGGTGCGCGAACGCGCATGGAAGAAGAAAACAGAGCACAGCTCGAAGCATTAGAGCGCCAGCGCCGCCGCCAAGAGGCAGAGGACGCACGCATTACTCGTGAGGAGGCACGCAGACGACCAAACAGTGAGACGTGGTATGTTGACCAAGACGGTATGGCTGTGGATGACCTTGGCTCTATTGTCCAACGTGTTCGTCAAGACCCGCAGTGGCAGGCTACAAGCCGTGTTCTTTTGGATGGAACATACAACTACGAGATTAACCCTGAGGCACAGGCGGCGCTAGACGCGGCTATTGACAACGGTTCGTTCAAAGACGGGCAGTTGTTCGAGCAGATGAAAGAGAATGGCTTTAGCGCTATGGATTTCTTGGGCGCGGCGCTTAACCGTATCCGCCAGAAGGGTGATTTGGAGACAGTAATCCACGAGCTTACCCCTGTGCATAAGTACATCAACACGCACAACCTAACCAAGATGGGTATCGCCAACTGGTTGATGTCACGCTACAACATCCCGCCGCATCGTCGCGATGAGCTTGGCGCTGCGCTCCTTACCACACCGGGCTTCGATAGTATGATTGCCGATGTGGCAACTGCGCTCACGCCTACGCCGCGTCAACCTACGGCGAAAGCGCAGAACAATGCGACGATTGACGCGCTCGTGAATGTGCAACGCGGTCGCCCGTCACCTACCGGGGATATTGCCAGCCGTGTACTCTCGCAGTTGGAAGGCAGTGGTTTGGATGTAGATGTAATGAACGCTATCAACAGCCTCTATGACGGGCACCCGTTGAAGGAACTCTACACCAGCGAAATCCGCCGGTCTGAGCCGCATATGAGCGATACCAACTACAAGCTGTGGCAAGGGGTAGAGGCTCCGCCGCTACCTGCGTCACGCCGTGCAGACTACAACCGCTTAGCGGGTAATAGCGACTTGGCGCGTCAGTTGTACTACGACACCTACCTCGTAGCATCTAAGATGCTCGAACAGGGGGTTCATCCTAACCGTATCAAGATGGATGACCAACGGGTTGAGGCGGCTCGGAATAAATTCAATTCAGAAATTGAAGCAGACACAACTAAGACCGAGTTACAGAAGTTTGGTTATAAAACCCAGAGTCCGTCCTACACCAAGCGGGTCAATGAGATACAGCATGAGGCGCTTAGCGCTGCCAAAATGGCATGGGCTGAGGAGGCGTCCAACACAAAAAAGAATGAAGCCGCCACGAGAGCGGCCGAGGATATCGGCTACGGTGAGAAGCGCACTCGTGGTGGCAAGCGCAACGTGAACAAGGTGGTGGAGAACGCCGCCAAGCAACGGCGCAAGCCACGAGCGAAAGCTGAGGATGAGCCTATCCCGCGTAGCCGGTTAACACCATCACGTCCACGTATGCAGTCTGACCGCCAGAGTGTACGTGTACCGGGGTGGGATGAGTTGTCACCGCGTCAACGGCGTATGCGCGTGCAAGCGGATGTGGAAGCCTACATCCACCGTGTTGCTACGTCTAATTGGGACGAGAACATCGCTAACCGTGTGCGTGTCGTGTCACCTGATATGGTTGTTGACGGCGGTAAGATTAACGGGTTTGTGAAAGACAACGACCCGCATATCTATATCGTGGCGCATCCTGATATGGACATCGACCTCATCAACCACACCATCGCTCACGAGGCAGCGCACTTGGGTATGCACCTGCGTAACGCAGAGGGTAGAGACGTGTTCTCCGGTGAGGCGTTCCTCAATATGCTCAATGATGCGCAGGGCAATAAGCATGTGCGCGAGCTGATGAACGCGATGCGCTCGCACTACCCGAAGGCGGACAACTACCTGCTCGCTGAAGAAGCACTGGCGGAACTGACCGCTGCGCAGATGACCGGTCGCTGGGGTGATATTACGGATAAGTGGGGTGTGCATATCCCTGCGGGCATCCGTGGTCGCCGTAGTGCTATCGGTAAACTGGTAGATGCCTTTAAGAATTTTGTGTCGCGTATCCTGTCCGTGTTCGATGGTAAGAAGCGTATCATCGACCAAGACATCAACCGCTATATCACCCGTGTTGCCCGTAACGCGCATAGCGCGGGGCAGGACGTGGACAGCGTAACTGCTCGTCCGTCAGAACTCATCAAGCGTGACCAAGCGTTTGACCGTTTTGCAGACGTTGCGATTGAAGGCTATGCGTCTATGGATGGTAGAGCACGAGACGAGGCACTGGCCGACCTTGCCCAAGAGCGCGGTAGCGCCGATTTGGCTGATTACTATCGCGCGTCTGCCCGTGTGAATCCAGAGAGTGCTAAGGCTAACGAGGACACCACTGGTCAGAAAACGGAGCAGAAGGACAAGCGCGACTACAACCGCGCACACGATGAGGTGGAAGGTAATATGGACATTGAAGAAATCCTGCGCCGCCATAACGAGGAGTACAACAAGCGTCAGCAAGCTGTTGACCCACAGCAAATTGCCGATGAAATGGCTGTATTCTTCTACGACCTCACCGCACCTAACTCACACCGTACTACTGACCGTAAAGGGGTAATCATCCCGTTCAAAACCGACAATAAAATTGTCGTGCGATACGCTGACAGCGTTCGTGGTGCGGATTTTATCCCCGACCGTACTGTGGAATACACACCGCAACACAACGAATCGTGGGATGATTTCAAACGCCGTGTTGAAGGCGGGATTGTTAAGCAAGGGTTTGAACCACGTGACGGCCAGCGCCGCCTCAAATGGCGCGTGGGGGACGTTGACTACGACAATTTCATGCTTATGAAGATGGGTCGCATTACCCGCTGGGAATTGTTCAGCCCTACATTTACCAAACTGGCTACGGCTATCCGCAATGTGCTACCACAAATTGCTGAGCCAGTGCTTGATTGGGTACTTGACATGCTGCATAAAGGACGCGCCATGTTCGTATCCCCAGAGGATATGATTGCCGCTACTGAAAATGCCTTTAACCTGTACGCCAAGAACGGCAATGAGCAGTCAATCAACTTGTATCGCCTGATTACCGAAGCACGCCAAGGGTTCCACCAACAGCTCGGTCGTCAGAGTACTGACGGTAAGCCCACGTTCTACGACATGAAGCTCTCGTTTGCCAATGCGATTGCGAAGTTCAGAGACGTGGTAACGAAAGAGGAAATTGAGCGGCATATCCATGCGCGTGAGGCGCAGCTGCGTGACCCTGAGATTGCTCAGCGTTTAGGTATTACAGACCCTGCTAATATGGAGCGTCTGTATATGCCCGGTGTCCCGCAAAACACCCTGTCTGGCTTCTTCCACCAAGACGGTCAGAGCGGCGATTGGGCGGCTACGCATTATTTCAACACTGAATTTGCACAGATGAGTAAGGTGAAGCAGGACGCGCTCATGGAAATCGAGAAAGAGTTCCGCCGCATGAACATGCAGACCCTAGACCTCATGTACCTGCAAGGGGTGATTGACCAAGGGCAGTACATAAACATGCAGAAGCGTGGGTTCTGGGCAACGCTGCGCGACCACAAAGAGGCGGGTACTACCAAGTCGCCACGCCCTGCCGGACGCTACAGTAAGCCTGAGAACATCATCATCAATTCGATTGACCAGATGCAGCGTAACATTCAGACGTCATTTAACCAGCACCTGTATCAACGGATTGCGCAGCTAGCACTGCTCACACCGAATAACGAGTATTTCCGCGTGGAGACATACCACCCAACACGTGAGGGTGCGGGGTCGCATGATTTCGATTACCTGTATGACGATTCTGCCGGTACGAAAAATCCCTACACCCGCGCGGTACGCATGGAAGACGGCTCGATTGTCAAACTCACCTTCACCGGTGCCGGTCGTCATTTGGTCCAAAAGCGCTACTCTACCAACGGTGTTATCCAAGCAATGCAAGGGTTAACATCTACACTCGGTATGTTCAAGACCAGCTTGTCGCCATCGTTTATCGCGGTGCAAGGTCCACGTGACGGTCTTACCGCTTACCTCAACATCCAAGGGGCAATCGGCGCAGATGTGCTGGCTACCAAAGACGCTAACCGTGTGGCAGGGAGAATGCTCATGTACGCCATGAAGTATTACACCCCGCTGGTTAAGGCTTCATGGAACGACAGCTACAAGCATGACCCGTTCTTGCGGGTTTACCAAGCCGAAGGTGCCGGTCTTTCATTCGGTGCACAGGTGGGCTATGACGAGTTGAGCAGTGGCTTTAACCGTATCTGGCGTAGCAGTTCAGACAAGGGCATCATGGACAGAGCGAACATGATGAGCGGTAAAATCGGACAGGCTACCAAGCGCGGCGTTAAGGCGGTTGCTTATGCACCAGAGCAGATGTTCCGTATTGGCGCGATGCGCGCGTACATTGAGTATGCCCATGAGCAGGGGTTGATTAACGTCAAAGACTTCAACGATGCGAATAGCATCCAAGCGGCGCTTGACGCTAACCCTGAAATCAAGACACGTATCATCGAAGCCACGAAAGACATCACTACCAACTTCGAGCGGAAGGGTACGACACCGGAAGTACGCGCGTTTTTCTTCTTCTTCAACGCAGCCATGCAGAGTATGTTCAGAACCGTCCCGCAGATTATGGCTTCTGAGCACGGGCGGCGCGGCGTGATGCTGCTCACTATGGCGATGTTCATGCAAGCCATGATGGCTATTGATGAGCTGGGGGATGATGAGGACGGTGAGAGCCGCTACTTCCGTATGAACGGGCGTGACCGTGAGCGTTATATCGGTAATAACAACTCGATTCCGCTCTCGCCTGATATGGCTATCTTCGCAGTCCTTGCCGATTCTGCCGCCGGTGTGCTGACAGGCAAGCGTAGTATGTTGGACGCTGCCGGGGATATGATGGAGGCTGCCGGTCGCGCCGCTGTACCGCTCAACTGGTGGCGTACGGATGACACCCTGCTCAATATTGCCGGAGGTCTTACGCCGGGTATTCTGACTGGTGCATTGGCGGACATTGCCGACCAGAACTATTTTGGTCAGCCGCTCAAGCGTAAGCATGTGTTCGACCCGGTAACGGGCAAGCGGATTGAAAACCCCACAGCGCTCGAAGCCACGCCTTACAACGCGTCTGTTTTGGGCACGGGTATCGCAGAAATTCTCTCAAGCATCGGGGTGGATAAGTCCGGCGGTGAGGTTGACGCATGGATGGACGTTGCTCTCGGTGGCGTATGGCAAGGTGTACGCCGGTATCAGAGTGAGAATGGTGAAGGTGGCAGCGCGGTTCAAAGTGCTATCAATGCTGTGTTCACCGGCTACCGGATGAAGCCGAACGATATGGCGGTCAAAAACCAAGCGCAGACCATCGCCGATAAAGCGTCCAAGTTCTCACGTAAGTTGACCCGTGATGGTATCCGCACCGACATGACTGAGCACGACCGCAAGAACTACGCAGCCTACCAAGAGATTGAGCGGCTAAACGAGCGGGCTAAGAAGCTCGCGAAAGGTGTGAAGGGTGAGTACGGTAATTCTGCTGACGTGTGGAAACTCTACGTACAAGCCAAGAATGAGGGCGACTTCATTGCCGCCGGTATGTATCGTGATGAGTACGAGAGATTAAGTAGGATGCAGGATTCTATTTGGGCTACAATCACCCTACGGGCTAAAGAGTTAGGGGTGTTCGATGCGCTCAAGTAAAGAGAAGAAATTCAAAGACTGGATGGAGAACAACGTGGAAGAACCGCTGTGTGGGTTGAAATCCCCTCTTGGGGCTTTCGCTGAAGCCATGACGTTCTGGACGGAGAAAGAATACCCGGAAGGCTTGCCACCGGGTACGACAATGAAGTGCTGGTGCTGTGCTTTTTGGCGTGGTGTTACTGTTGGCTTAGCTATCGGGTTCATTATCACAGCGTTTATGTAAAAGGAATTTATGTCGGATGGGCAGCACAGTGGTAGCCAGCAGGTAGTCCAGCTACTACTTGCCCAGCTAACCGAGAACAACCAGTCCATTAAGGAACTGCGCACGGAAGTGCATGGTATGAGTAAGACCATGCAAGCGTTGGTTGTTAACGTGCAATCAATGAGCAAAGAACAGACAGTGCTGGACAACCGCGTCAACGGGGTGGAGCATCGGCTGCGAGAGATTGAGAAAAAACTTCAGCATCTGGAACCGATAATTAACATTTCGGAGACAGTTAAGGGTATGATAATCAAAGCGCTCGCGTGGGGTGCAGTATTCATGCTTGTCATGTATTTCGCACGCGGCGCAGACATTGGGGCATTATTGGGTATTTTCAAATGACAGGGGGTTTAAGGCATGGGTTGCAAATCATGTTGTGATGAGCCGTCCCAAGTCGTAATCGAGCGGGTAGCGCTGGCACTTATCAATCGCCTTATCCTAGAAGGTAAGCTGCAAGGCGGTTTGAAGAATTGTGCCGGCACAATGCTTGCGCCGGGTACGTTTGTGGCGACATGTGAAGAATTAGAATGCGCAAAATTAAGATGTGATAACGGGGGTACAACTGTGGATATTTATTTGAACGCTGCGCGGTTAGACGGTAGCACCTTGGTGCTTACCATGAATAACAACGTGGTTCATCGTGTAGATTTATCGAGTCTGGCAGGTGGTGGTACAGACACCAACACACTACTTACTAACCTTGAGCGCGTGCTTACCAACACGGCAGGTGAGTATTACGTGACCATTAAGACCACCGACAGTGATGGTAAAGTTTTAGAGACACAACGCATTGGTATCGGTCGTGTATTCAACGTAACCCCCGATTGGGATTTCTCTACAGGCAAACTGCCTGAACTCAATTTGGAAATCGTTAACCCAGAAACAGGTGCGATTACTACAACCACGCAGCCATTGCCGTACGAGCATACCAAAGAAATCAAGTTCGATGACCAGACCCGTACACTGACCATCGTTCAAAGTCGCGGTGACAGCAAGCCCGGCGCGGGGGATGCCAACGATAATGTTGAGTTGACCGTAACCATCCCATCCGATAACCGGGGTATCAAAGGCGTTGAATTTAATACAGTCACCCGTCTGTTGACCATTACACGAGATGACGACACCCAGCTTACTACAGTAATCCCGGCGGGCGCTGGCGGCGGTGGTACGGACAATGATACGGTTATCAGTAATTTCGCTGTTGATGGAGATGACCTTGTTATCACCATGAGTGATGCTACAGAGCATCGTGTAACCTTCCCGGCAGGTAAAGTGACTGCTGTAGCGGAAACGTCAGTCGGCGCTGGTGGGATGACTTCTGTTGACAATGTACCGTTACTACCGGTCAAGCATACCGTTACTAATTCAGATGGTACGGATGTAGATGTAATTCTCTACCGCCCGTTACATAGCCGCGTAGAAGGTATTAGCGATGTTGCCAATACACAGATTATTGGCGATACAACGCAAGGCTTGGTCGGTTATACACTGAAGCAGACATTTAATGCCATTGACCCGGCTTCCGGGCAGTCGGCGGGGACTTTGGACTTTGCAATCCCCGTGCTGACACAACGTATCAGTAGCTTCTATCGTGACGGCAACGAACTGAAAATTGATACCAAGGTTAGTGACGGCGTATCGAACCACGACATCCTTCGTTTCCGCCGTACGCTTTCAGTAGAGCTTCCCGCTAGTGGTGGCGCTCCTGCTTTCGAACTTTCGCAAGATGCACCTACACCGACTAACGATACCCACTTGCCCACACAGATGGTAGGTGCGCGCACGATGGCGCTTGGTGGGCCAGATGCTTGGACGGAAGTAACTATCGGCGCAGACACTTACTGGATGCCGCTGTATAAGAAACCGTAAGGCGGTGACGTATGGCGATTAGAAAACCAATCGTATTGCTTGACGAGGGCTTGGATACACAAGCCCACGGAGAGTTGCCCGTAGGTGATACGCTGCCTGTTAGCACCCTTCCCGTTTCCAGTGACGCTGATAATGCCGTGGAAGCTAAAGCCGATGGTTTGTTTGTAGCGAAAGCGGCAGTGGATACCAATACGAAGATTTCTGCGGTGGACTCCTCATTGGTGTCGCGTGTTTCCGGTCAGACTGGGCTGTCTGGTCAACCAATCATGATGTATTTCAATGATGTGAAAGTCACAGACACAGACGGTAATTCCTTTACGGCCCGGTTACCCGCGCCTTACACTAAGGTTCACGGGGTTGGTACATGGCAGGGTACGCGAGAAGTTGATGGGTATCGGTTCACTCTGTTCCCCGAGATGCGCGCTTCCAATATCACCCCGTCTTTTATCAGCGATGAAAACCACTTAATGCCGGGTTTCTTTACAGAAGCTGTGTTCGAGAACGGCAAGCTAAAACTCACATCGCGTTTTTATACACACGGCACGGACAATAGCGATTACAACCAAGCGGGTGAAGCTGAGAAGGTTTCGACTTTCTTTGTCACGGAGACGGACGTTGTAATCACACCGGATATGTTAAAACTCTCCGCCGAGCAAGGTAACGCTATCACGGCAAAGGCTGACGGATTGTATGTAGCTAAGCCCACTGACGCTGTACTGTACGAAGTATCGGCAGAAGATGGGGTTAAATGGGATGCCTCTTGGGCGGGCATTGTTTCCGGTAGCGGCTACTTCTACAAGCAGACGGTGAAGCTGGAGGATTCAGACGGCAACGAATCCAAAGCGTCTTTTGCTGTCCCGGCGTTGGTGACAGTATCGAGCGTGGGGCGTAGTGTGGCGGACGGTGTACCCGGTACGGGCAATCAGTATTGGTTCTCGTCATTCCATCAAGTACCAGACGGTGCGGGAGGGTGGGTAACAAAAGAGCAGAAGCACTACCTGCCGTTTGACCGCATCGAAAAATTTGAGATGGCGGCGGATGGTACGTTGACCCTCGGTATTGCCGCGTATCAGTACAACGTTAACACGAAAGAAATCGAGCGGCACGCCGGGTACGAACAGCGGGTGCAAATCCCCGGCGCAGCCGAAGCACGGCGTGTTTATCAGCGTCCACACGCAGGTGGTATCAGCGTACAAATTGAGCGCGACCCGCTTACCCGCGTTCAGATTGTACGTATCAGCGCGACCGTGGCGAGTTCGTTGTCTTATACACCTATCAGTTGGGCGGACTTCCCATTTTCAAATACGGCTGTTCTGTATCGTGGTACGGTCAGTACAACGTATAATAACTTGACGGTTGGCGGCTGTACCATTCGCGCAGGAGTCGCCGGGCCTATGCAAATTGTTTTGGAGGGTAGATACTAATGGCAGACTTCAAAAAGCCTATTGTCTTACAGCAGGAAGGACAAGATACACAGGCACATGATATTCCTGTGGTGGGGAGCGAGGTTATTGACGCCCGCTATATCGCGGTGAAGGATGACCCTGATAACCGTATTAAGCGCGTTGATGATGGGACGGGTAACTTCGAGTTGGTGGTCAATTCGACTGCTGTCGGTAATATCGAACTGGACGTTGTTCCAGAAGTACCGAACACACACAAAACTGCGCCGGCGTTGGTTGTGCCAATGCGCCGCACAGGTAAGCTAGAGCCGTTGCCAGAGCCGCAGGAATGGGGCGAAACGGAAGTGGCGGGCGAGAAAAAATACGTCCCGCTGTACTCACCATCCCCCAACGGCGAAGGCGCGAATATCATCGAATGGAGCGCCATCGAAGCGCAGTTTGTACCATCTACACAGGCGCCCCCGACTATTGAAATCCAATCGGGAGATTGGGTTAAGTTGGCTATGGACAATGTGTATATATGGGATTTGATATGGCGCCCTGATAATGCTAGTAATATTTTAAGCATTGACTGGACACCTGTCCATTCTGTTAAAGACGGCGCCAATTCCATGTATAACCGCCCGCAACGCGTGTTGAGTGCCAGTGAATTAGTTCGATACTTCCAATTATCCAATGGTGCAGTGGGGTACTTACTCGTAGGCGAAGGCGGTACAGATAACACGTCCGCGAACAATGCTTTTTTTGTTCGCCCGCACAAACGTAGGGAGTACCACCACGGGCGTGGTGTTTATGAAACAACGTTCTTAGTAACAAACGCAGCCGAAGCCAACGCTTATGGTGGTTCTGGTTTTGTGACAAATAAGAAACATGCTTTAGTAAAAATCTATGAGGATGCGTAATGGACAGAAGAAAACTATATCATTGGCCTGTCATGTATGACCCAGACACAGGAGAGATGCGTCCTGTTCCGGGCGGTAAGGTCAAAAGTGGTATGCTCGTTGGCGAGAACGGGCAGGTAATCGGCGACGAAGATGTTGTAATTAACCACACAGGTTATGGTGAACACCCCCCGGCGGCGGGTACAGAGACACTAGACCCGTTAACCATACCGGTCATGTTACCTTTTATCCGTTATCGAGCAGACACGGACGCCCCGCAAACATGGTTTAACCAGCTTCAAGTTGATTGGTCTGAGGGGTTGTACGTGGAGCCACCTAAGAACGCTTCCGGGAACTGGATTGACTTCAAGCAAGGTGGTTTCCTATACACCGATAAACCCTCGCAGCAGCGTAACTTAGCGCAACATACTATCATTACAGCCCATGACGCCGGCGCGATGTTCAAAGACTGCGATGACGAGTATATCCCCGCGTTCGGTGATAGCGAAGGTGGGCGGCGCATTGTTACGTGTGATAAGTTCGAGAACCTGAAGAACGAGTTGATTTCTGTAATCAACACTTTGCTCGATGAAGTACGCCGCACAGTAACGGATTTGTATGACGCGACCACTGCGGTGTCTGATGTTCAACCCGGCGCAGCTGACCCCGGTACAGACCAAACGAATGACACGCCGATTTCCTATGACGTAACTATGGGCGTGCTTGCACCATTCGGTACGGGTACGGAAAATGAAAAGCTGAACGCGCCTAAGATTATCGTTGACCGCGCACTACTTAACGCGGGCGAAGTTTACGCACTAGATGTGTTCTATGAAAACGGCGGGCAGAGTTTCTATCGTGGTACGTATTATTACAGCGCCAGCGGCGCAGGATACCAGTACGGCTCGAAGGCTACATTTGTTGTAACGCAGCTTGCGAAAGATGCTTGGTTGTTTACAAAGGCTGAGCTGGCGAAGTATAACTTCGTGCTTCGTAAGTTACGCGCCGGTGAATCAGCGGTTAATGTATCTGACATGACGCCGGGTTACTTCTAATGCGTGATACCTCTCTCGCTACTGTCAAGCAAACAGCGCAACAAGTCTTAGACTCGCTGCGCATTGACGGTTTGGTAGCGGTTGTACTTGGAGCGTTCGCACGGGATGAGGCTACGGAAACATCCGACTTAGACCTTATACTGTTCGCGACCAAAGAGGTTGATATGAACAAGGTAGCGCGGTTCTTAGCTGCGCTGCCTTATGAAATAGACTTGCGGTTTTCCCCGAGCGTGGTAACAAGCGCAGAGGAGCTTCGCGACTGGTACAAGACTTCGGATGTTTGGACGAAAACCGCGCTGGTTTACGCAGACATTTTGGCGGGGGATAAAGACGCGTATAAGCGTTTCTTGGGGGTACGCTACGATGTTCTATCTACCCCACCTACACCGAGTGAACTTCACACCTATACCGGAAACATTAGGCAGATGCGGGGTATCGGAACGAGAAAAGCTCGTACTATAGATGCTTGTGAAAAAGCATTACAATACTGGATAAATTTTTCTAAGAGGTGAGTTATGTCTTGTGGACCTAGTGTTTGCGGGCCGGATATGAAGCAGCTCGAGTATATGATTAAGTCAATCATCTTCGAGTTGGTCAACGATGGGTCTTTGCAAGCAGGATTGAAAGAGTGTGAGGGTGACGATTACCTCGGTAAGAACCGCCGTATCGTGGTATGTGATGCTCTCGCTGATATGATTTGTAAATTGATTGAGGAAGGGGTTATCTGTATTCCAAAAGTAGAAGCCCTAACTATGGATTGTGATACGAAAGTCCTTTCTCTTTCCATGGCTGGCGGGTTAACACTCGATGCTGATTTGTCATGCCTTGGTGGCGGGGGCGGCGGTATCCCTGACGGCAACACCCGTATCCAGTCTACCAATTATGATGCAGCTACCGGGTTATTTACCATTCTCGATACCGACGGGAATAGCTTCACAGCTACCATCACCACATCTAGTGGTACGGACACGACCAACACACGTATGGATTGGAACAGTGCTACGCAAGTTATCTCGGTGACAGATAGCGCAAGTAACACTGTGTCCGTGCCTGTTGTTTTCGCCGCCGACCAAGCGCCTGCGGGTACGGATAGTGTGCCTACGCCGGTTCGTTTCCTAGGCGCGAGCGGCGCTACCATGCTTGGTGAACCGCACCACTGGATACGTATGCTATTACCTAATGGTACAGTTGTTCGGATTCCCGCGTATGTAGACGATACACAAGTCACACGATTCATTCCTCGAGTTCTCATTGATGACGCGGGTAATACGACAACGAACATCCCGCTTTACGCGCTAATGAGTGATGGCGGCGAGTTGACAGACTTGGATACCGGTGCGGCTGTTCAGAACCTGAACTTTGATTCCGCTAATCCGGCGTCTATTACAGACCTGATTGACGGTTTACGCCGTAGATTCCCGAATGCTTCACACGCGCTGACTGCGTTCGGTTGGTTAGACTTGTCACAGACACTCATGCAACCGGAACTGTATTTTGTCCAAGGTACGTTTATCAAAGACCCTACCGGTGTGTACCGGTTCCGCCAAGATGGCGCAGTGGTTACGCTACTTTCCGGTACAGATTGGGTATGGTCTTACCCCGCTCTTGGCACGTTCCCCGTTAAGGTGTACCGTACCACTAACACAGGCGGCGCTAATATCAACACCACGGAAACACTCTACGCGCAGCATGATTTCTATACCGAATTACCGAAACAGGATAGTGGTAATGTCGCTAGCGCAAGTGGATTGCACAAATGGCGGCAGGCTATCATTAACGCCATGCCTACCGACCCGAATTACGCTAGTTCTGTACGTTTCATCGAAACCCCGTGGGGCACATACAAAGGCGACCGGCTCTACCCGAGCAACGACCTTACACTGTATGAAAACGGCGCGGTAACGGAGGAAGTACAGCCCAGTGGTGAGCGAGAGTGGGCTTTGTCGCAGACCGCCTTTGCGCAGTTTGCCTATGACCACACAGCAGAAACACTAGACCCACCGTTCCCTTTGTTCTGGTAACAAGAAAACCCCTCCTTCGAGGGGTTTATTTTTATGCTCTCTCTACCCAATCGTATTGGGCTACTACGTAATCAGTAACCCTGCTCGCGAACGATATGGCATCATATAACTCGTCTTGCTGTACCTCATGACGTGTGTGGATTATTTTACTTTGGTATGTGTTGCACACACCATCCAAATACCCCAGCGCAAAGAACACAGCGGAGGAGAAACCGATGGCGTGGTATGGCTCATTCACCTCAAGAACAAAACCGCCTTCGCCGCCTACGAAAATCCGCCCATCAACGACCACCATGATGTCTGAACCTCCGGCGTGTGGGTCTCGCTTATTGTCTGTGTCATATACAACGTCACGCCACACAGAACATATCAGTGTTTGTGGGTCGCCTGCTTCGCAGTCATCATCTGCGAAGAAGCGAGCGAATCGTTCGCCATATACAGGGTCACCTACCCATCCGATGAGGTATTTTTTACCGCCGCGTTCAACCGTGGTGGTTTTGCGATAAGCTACCTTTGGTCGGTACTCTCCGGCGCAGTAGGCATCTCCTACCATCATTGTACGTGTAGCTATTATGAGGCTCATGGTTCTTCTCCTAGTCTAAGTAATTCAAAAAAGTCGTGGTGTTGGCGTACCACTTCGGGTAACTCCGCCACAGGCGCTATGGTAGCCGCCACCTGTACGGGTGCTATATACTCGTTTACGAAACGGTCAGTATCGGGGATTACCCATGCGTTTATTGCCGGTGCTGATGAGTAATCAGTCCCTGCCATAATACGCACCTTCTTCTGCTTCGCGCCGAGTTTATCGAGCACATCGACTACGAAATCCAAACTCAGATTCCGCTTCACGCACCATGCGCGTAGGAATGTGCGACCGATAACCATCTCTTTTCGTGGGTGGTCAATGCGGATTTCGATGGCGTTGAAGGATGAGTACGCAGCGTAGCCGTTTTGTCGGATAACCACGATGTGTTTCAAGTTTTCTTGAATCATCTCTCCAATAAATTCCACGTTCACCTTGTACCCAGCCTCGGTCACAATCTGGTTATTTGTCATAGTGATAAGCGTGTCACCCATACCGGCATTTGTAGTTAATTTTTCCGGGCTTTCGAGATAATTAACACTGCCTACCTCGTCATCTATCGTATCTAAATTAGAGGTGTCACCCTCTACCAGCTCGAAACTACCCGTATCAGATACCACGAGGGTGTGCTCTGTACGGCGGCTTACACGCATACGCATCTGCTGCATGAGTGCTACGATAAATTCCTCAACGTCACTCACACGGAACGGGTGGATATGCAGCTCAGCACCGATACGCGCACCGACAACAGCACTGGTTAAGTGCGTTACCCAGAAGCGCTCGGATGCTTGAGCGTTGGTAATCCGCTTCACCCATTCGTAGGCTTCAGACCACATCTGCTCCGCCTCGTTGGGGTGCTGTACCATCCACTCGATGAGCACACGTCCGGCTACTCCGTGTACTTTGGCTAAGGCTTTGGCGTTGCGTTCGTACTCACCATGGCTGCCTCGCTCGCTCTTAATCTTTGGCAGGTCAAGCTCGGTTACGCGCATCATCACGCCATCACCATCGTCACGGTCGGCGGCAATCACATCATAGATGCTGCGGTTGCTCGTGGTATAAAACCATGTGCGCCACGTGTTGCGGTTGTGGCGGATGTCGTTATCTGAGTTTTGTGCGCGCTCTTTGTCACCCAAACGTGTACTGTCATACACAAGGTCAGCCACTTCGTAGCCTTCCATCTCGGTAATCTCATCACGCAGAAGCGGGATGCTGTTCAGATACCCGAGGTTGGTCATAAGCGCCGCGTTGGTAATCCCACTCAAAGACGAGAACGTCATATCCGCTGGGTCGCCCCATACACGCAGCGCTGTCTGGCAAGTCACAGTCTTACTGTAACCGGAGCCGGGAGTGGCAAGGGAAATGACCCCACCACAATGCCCGTCTAATGCGTAACGAGCGGCGAATACAGACCCTATACTCGCGCAGATAACGAACTGGTTAGGGGTGTAGTATTTCGCCCCGTACACGCCGAATAAAGCGCCGTTCCATATCTCCAAACTCTCAACGATACCCTTGTGTAGTTTGGGCGAGAGAGCCTTTGAAAACTTCTGTGCGACATTTTTGTCGCCGATGGGCGCAGGCTTTGTGCCATTGCGGGTAATTTCCTCTCTACCGTGGACGAACGCAGTCACTGCACCACGGCTATCGGTCTGCCATCCTTGCTGTGTCACTTCGCGTAGAGCAGCGCGGCTGTTGACCAGCTGCTCGTTAAAGCGTGATAAAAATAAACTCATAAGCCCCCACTGTTGTTTACCTGTGATAGCTATACCTTGCCCGGTCAGGCAGTCTTTCATCTCGTTGTTCAGCGTGTGTATCATCGAGCTGTCCATATCGAACTCACGCACGCCGTCATGTGGCGAGTGGTATCTGCACCAGTAGATTTGTTTGCCATTGGAACTGATACGCTCGTAGATATAGAAGTCCCACTTGAGTACTTCGATAGACTCTACCGTTTCTGTTTTCTCGTTGTGTTCATCGAAGTAAATACCACCGTTAACCCCACGATAGAAAGGTGCAGGGTATGGTGGGATGATGAACTCACCTGTTTCCTGTTTGTTCGTACCAAGTGGGGCTTCCACCTTTACCGGCATACTCTTTGGGTCACGCCCAAGGGTTAGCGGTGTGCGGATTTTCCCGGCGAAGGGGCAGCCCGCGCAGCGGTCAGGGTTGTTCTCCATGAAGCCCTCGCAAAGGTACGGGCCTCTCAAGCTGTCAGCTTTAGCCTCTGTAGCCGCGTGGTCATAGCCCGGGTACTTGTTACTAATCTTGTGAATCCACTCGTCCCCATCCACGCAGAACTTAGCGATAGACAACGCCTGAATCCAATCAAGATAGGTCTGCCGCTCTTGGTTCCGGTAGATGTCATACAGCGCTTGGCAGCCTTCGCCCGTCAGCTCATGCAAGCGGATGATTTTCTCAAACGAATGCGGCAGACTGGTCAGCCTGCGCATCTCCTCAAGCAGCTCATACCCTTCAAGTGGGTTCTCACCTGTTCTTGGCTGCGCTACTACAGGAGCCGGTAGTGCTTGGAGCGGCAGGTCATTGATGGCATTGGTCAGCTGCTCTTTGGTAAAGAGCGCGTTAGTTTCCAAGACCTGAGCACGGCTGCCACACTGATGCCGTGAACCCGGTAGGCGCATGATAGTCGCCGCGTTCGCCGTGACACCTTGGTCAACCCTAAGGCCGGTGGCTGCTACCCAGCTCTTTAAGCGCTGCGCAAGAGGTTTCCATTCGGTGTAGGTGAAATCTTCCGTGGCCACCCAATAGGCATGGATTCCTGTACCACTAAAGACCACGTAGGTCGGTCGTGGCAGTGCGGTATCAACGACTGCGTTCAGTGCACCCCATGCTTCCTCGGCGCTAGCGTAGACCTTATCGCCATGCTTGGCTTGCTTAGCCTCACCTGCGTCAATATCGAAAAAGAAAGCGCGGATACCGGAAGCGTGTTCTTGTGTGCGGGTTGTAGTATTAAACGCAGACACACCGAAATAGATACCTTGCGCACCTGCAAGTTGCAGCTTTCTGTATGCTGCCTGTGTAGCTTCCGCGTCAGTGAAAGATACCCATTCATGCTGGGGAAATATCCCCCCGTTCCTACTCGGCATGAAACCGACTAGGCAGTTATTTCCACTACGCGCAGCTACCGTTGATAAGAATTGGTAGTCCACGGCGTTTCCTTTTTTCGTTGGTTATTTAATGATGTCGGGGTTACGAATTACATCGTAGAAGGCAGTGAGTATCGCAGCGTTGCGTCTCGCCACCTTGGTAAAAAGTTTGCGCTCGTCACAAAATTTCAGCGCTTGTGTCAGTGCAGGTAAGCACTCTTGCAGGTTAGCCCACAGTGCTTCGCGGTTCTTCTGGTTATGTAAGATGTGATAGACCCGGCTGTAGTCATAGCCAGCCAAACGGAAAAGCACGAGCGGGTCAATGTAATACATTTCGAGGATGTTTAGCATACGCACAACAGCCTTCGGTGCATCCTTTTGGTTCTGGATAGTTTCAATAATTTTCATGTGTATGCCTGTCAGGGTTGAGAAAAATAAAAGCGCGTCTCGTGCGCTACCCGGTTTGCCCCTTGTGAACCAACAGCTGAGGAACAGCATAAACTCAATGGCAAACTGCGGCGGTTTTAACGGCGGGCACTCACCGCTTATCCCGTATTAGGGGGCGCAAAGCTCTAAGAAACACCCCCTACCGTTTTCAAATCTTATGGGTTAGCACCCGATAAAAATGCCGTTGCCGTTGCCAGTCCACCTGTGGGTGCTGCCGGAGCCGCTGGTGCACTTGGCGCTTGTGGGGCAGCTGGTGCTTGCGGAGCACTTGGGGCTACCGGTGCCGGAGCCGCTACTGTTTGCGGCGCACTAGGCTGCGCTACGGGCGCTTGGGGTACCGCCTGTTCTTGCGCCGGCACAGCAGGCTGCGTAGGTTGCGCCGCTGGTGCTTGTGGGGCGCTTGGCGCAGCCGGTGCGCTCGGTACGTCTTGCGCGTCAGCCATGCCGGAATAGGACATATCAAGCAGCGAGTTGTTGTCGGTGGACGAGAACGCCTTGGCAGGGAACGGACGGTCTTTGATAACGATGAACCGCAAGTCGTGCTTGATGTGGTACTTCTTAGTCTGTGCGTTCTGTACGATGTACGGAGAAAGCAACACGTCTGCCACTGCCCATTGGCCAATATCGTCCTCAGTAAACTTCGGCTGGGTTTCAGTCAAGAGGCTCTCACCCATGCTGGCAAGTTGTTGGAAATCACCGAAACGACCGAACAAATGCTGGCGTGGTTTAGCACCGTCTTTGAAATCCCAGAACATACCAATACCGTAACGGTCAGGGTCAACCTGTTCAGGTGACATCACGTTGGTCACGCGACCATCGGCGTAGCTTGCGAAGTTACGTGTAGTACGGAAGAACACAAGCGAAGCAAGGTCTGGCTCGTACATTGAGGACAAGCGCTCTACGCCACCTTGTGCGAATTGCTGCGCCATCGGTCCGCCTTTGATTGCCAGATAGCGATAGGTCTTATCCAGCTCGCTGTTCAAATCAAGCACAGCGTTGAAGTTCACTTTGTCCGCGTACTTGCTAGCTTGCTGGCGGATGCCGATAGTCTCACCATTGCCTTCCAGAATGGTCTTAACGTGGTTGGCGAAAGCCCATGCAGCATCCACACCGAGGATAATCTGCCCTTCCAAGCCGTATCCGGCGTTGGCAATCTCACCCTTACGCGGGATGACGTAAGCAGAACCTTGGTAGCCTACGCGGGGGTTGGGGTTACCTGCAAAGAGCAGGGCGTTTTTTACAAACAGCGCATTCTGCGCCACGATAACTTGTTGGGTTGGCACTACAGACAGAACGTGTTCTACCATTTGTGCGTTGGGTGCGTGTAATACAGCCATTGTGGTTTCCTTAATTGTCAGGGGTTGGTTTGAGTTGCTCTTGCATCACGCCGGCGTGAAACGCAGCGATGATGAAACTTTTTTCTCAACACCGGGGAGGTTATCTACTTGGTGTCCTTGACGTTGGAACTGGTCAAGCAACGCCTCGTACTCCTCTTTAATCGGGTTGAGTTTGAAGATGTGTAAGCAGTCGTTAGAGGTTGCGTAGTTAGCCAGTGCCTCGCTATCAACCACTTGGTATGTGGTGCGGTCAACGCGGGTAACACGTCCGCTTGCAGCGCTCAAAGTCTTAACATCCTCTTGGTCCATTTTGCGAGTTACGAGCCACTGCAAGAGTTCTAGCTGCTTAGTGAACGGGCGGGTGCGCTCAGCGAACGCCGCTTCCTCTACACCAAGGGCGCGTTTGGTATTGAAGTACCACTCAAGGACATCCTTGGTCGAAAGACCTAAAAGGTACTCGGCGGTTTTGTTGTCGTCTAAATCAGACATGTCAAAAAATCTGCTCATGTTGGTTCTCCTATCAGGTTTTCATCATCCGTACAACACTAGTATGGGGCTTGTTGGATTGAATTATAAACTAGGTGTATCACTGTTGTCAATACTCACCGATTAAAATTTCATCGAGCCATCCACAAAACCATTGAACATCCGCAGTACCTCCTCTTGGTTCATCTCGTTGTTCATGAGGTTGTTGTAGTACTTGCGCTCAAAGTCGCCTGAACACAGGTGGATAACGTTCATGTGCTGCGTCTGCCCCGGTCGGTCTATGCGGTTGTTGGCTTGCAGGTAAACCTCTGTCCGTGTCGGCGCGCCGTACCAGATGATAGTGCTGGCAGCCGTAGCTGTTACCCCATGCGATAAGGTATCGGGGATGGCTACAAGTACCTCAGGGTATGGCTTGGTCTGGAACTCCTCAATAATCTCACCACGTCTGCGCCCACTCGTGCCACCGTGGATAAACTCGGCGGTGATACCGGCGTCAGCGAGCACCTGCATTATGCGTGTACCCGCGTGCCTGAATGGTACAAAGACCAGCGTCTTACCAACCACCATATTACCGGCGGCGTCATCATCCACGTCCTGCCTAGTCTCGCGGATAAGCTCCACCATCGTGCGCTCACGGTCGGCGTTGTCTATGGTCAGTGTCTGCCGCTCACTATCGGCTATATCACCATCGTGGTCGGCGTAGGCTGCACCTGTGAATATCTGTTGGATTTTGCCAAACAACACAGCGGCGTTTACCGCAGTGACAGACAGCGTGCCATCCATCGTTTTCGCTTGGTAATCCCTACGCAGGGTGGTAATCATCCTGTTCTGGTCAGCGGTCAACTCAACATCACGGAATGACGACACCTTAGGCGGCAGGTTAAGCGCCGCCTCCTCTTTGCTTATCCGTATGGCAGGTTGCAACAGGTCAAACACCTGCACCTTCCAGTCGTCCTTAGCCTTACGGATAAACTTAGACACGGTAAATGTGGTGCGCTCGCGCCACTGCGTAATTGTCCGTGGGGTGCGCCACGGCACAGCCATTCGCGCTTGGCCGTAAGCATCCTCTGGTCCTTGCGGGCATGGCGTACCGGTCATGAGCCATACCCACGTGTGGCTTTCTACCAGTCCGTTCAATGCTTTCCATCGCTGGCTCGTGTGGGTCTTAATGGCGGTGCTCTCGTCCACGATAATCAGGTCATATCCGCCTTCATGCAGATAGGTCTGTACACTTTTCACGCCATCAAAATTGATGATGTGCCACAGCCCACCACTGCGCAAGCGGTTGATACGGTTCTGCTTAGAGCCATCTAGGAAGCGCACATGCGTTAACCCATCCGGCAGGATGCCCTTCAAGTCGTTGCCCCATGCTGCGTACATGATGGTCTTAGGGCATACCACAAGCACGCGCTTGATAGCGCCGGTGCGCAGCAGATAGTCGGCGCCCCATATTGCAGAAGCCGTCTTACCTGTACCCATACCGGCAAAACAAAACGCGCGGTGGTTGGTGGTTAAGAAACTCGCGATGCGCAGTTGGTGGTGGTATGGTCTGAACTTGCCGGGGAAATCGTAGTCCATAAGTATGCGGCTCATCACACGCTGGCTTGAATACTCGCGCCATAAGCAGTGGTCGCGATGCCATGTGGCAAGCTGCACCATGTTGTCCTGCGTCCAGTCCATCTCGTAGGCGGTGTGCGCTGCGTCCATGCCGGCTTTCATTTTCGGTTCGCCGTAAAGCGCCGGTGGGTCTATGTGGCTTGGCAGGTGGATTTCTAACCGCGCACCGTCATCCAGAATGCGCATCATCTGTTCCATTATTTATCCCCGATTACATTACTCGAACCACTGTCCAACCTCTTGACCACAGCGAGTACGGCTTGGGGTCGTACATAAACACCATCACCCACCTTGCCTTCACGTCTGTGTAACATTTCATATACATCAAAAGCTTGCGTGTTTTCATCGCCGTAAAAAACAGGTACGATTGCACCTGCTAAAACAATATCCCAATGTGTCATGTCAGGTTCCTAAGAAAGATTAAAGTGGTGCAGTATCTCTGCGTCTGTTGCTTTAGAAAATTCAGGGTAGTTCTTGCGCACCGCTTCGATGATGAGCTTATGGGTATCAGCGATTTCTTTCGGCACTTGCCACTGCTTATCCACCTCGTCCTGTGCGTTTAGGAACTCACCCGTGCGCTTGTGTATCTCACGAAGCATTTCAATAGCAAGGTTGCCGCGTGCCACGAGCAACTCGTATAAGTTCTTGGCTTTGTCCTCGCTCATCGCCGCCTCGCTTTTAGCTCCTGTTCTCGTGCGCAACCTACGCATAGTCTCGAGTGTGGCACAGCTTTACGCCTACCCTCCTCAATCTGCCCGCCGCACTCCTCACACTCGTCCTTATGATAAGCAGGCTTTTCAGCCTGCCGTTGGTTCAAAAACATTTCCATGCGCAGGTCATTTTGAATCTGCGCCATATCAGCTAGGTCAGCCATCACTTCCCCTCACAGTTTATTTCCAAAAGATAGATGTAAGCCCGTAACCTAAGCTCGCGCTCAACCAGTCGCTCATACGCGCTATCGTCCAATGCTTGCAGTTCCGTTTCCATGACCATAGGTAACACCGGTTTTGTCGGACAGGTTGGTCGTACCACGTATGGCGTGGTCGTAGCGCACGCGCTAAGCCAAAGGGTTGCCGCTAATAATAGGTGTTTCATATTACATCCCCCGTTCAAAATACTTGCGGTTCCCCGCTTGCCTATCAGCCTGTGCGAAGTCACGGTCAGCCTGTGCTTTCCCTATCGCCTCAAGCTGCGCTGCACTTCGCTGTTCAGCATCGCGTCTGGCAGCGTTTTCCGCTTTGAATTTTTCCTCAGCTTGTTGTGCTTCAAGTTTCGTATTTCTAATACGTAAAGACTGAACAAGGAACAACAACACAGCCATAAAACCAAGTCCAACATAGGTCATCCACTTCTTAATTGTTGCCAGCATAACCACCTCAACCTGTTGACCGACTGCGATGCCAGATGATAAACCCAAAGGCGATGGCAGCTACCAGCAAACCAATAAGCGCCGCGTACTTAGACCAAGCGAACGCCTCTTGAACGGGCTGCGCTACCTCAGATACCTGTGCTACCACGGAGCCTAGCACACCTAGCGAGCCAACCACCGCACCTTGGCTACGCTTACTGTCAGCGATACTACCGGTCAAAGTCTGCTCACCATACGCGGGCGCTGCCATATCGGGGGTAACTTCCGCAACGTCTGTCCAATCTACAGGTGGTGCTACAGTACGGTTAACACGCTCTGCCATCTCTGTTGACCGGCGGATAACTTGAGAGATGCGATGCTCCCAGCCGCGCCCGAAATGCTTGTAGTCATCTAAGCGGCGCACATAACGCAGGCGAGATTTATTAAACGCATCCACCGTACCAACCAGTCCGTGCTTCTCCACGTACTCATTCACTGCCGCGAGTGTACGTACACCGATTACACGGTCAGTCTTGACTCCGACCAAGCGTTGTAAGAACTCAGCAGCGCGTCCTGTGCCACTATTAACTGCGAAGTCAAAGACTGCGTAGTCCAGCCCTTCCGGCAGCTCGTTGAAGCGGATAACATTCGCGTACTGCTTGCGGTAAATCTCATGTACCTCGTGGTCCTCGATGAGCTTAACGCTACGTTTAGGCAGTCCTTTCAGACGGCGGTAATCGTCGTAGGTCTGCCACGTGATACCGCGGTTAGTTTCCCCACCCTTATCCGCAGGGTGGTTTGAATAACCACCCTCATGCTCGAGCACCCACTTCAACGCTTGGTCGTAGTTCTCTTTCATCTTGCACCTCTACAGGTTTGATAAATCGTCAGCCATTAACCATAACACAGAAACCATACCGGTAAGACACGGAATACCAATAATAAGAACGAACTCGATATACTGCGGATGGCGGATGCACAAGATGAGTAGCCCTACTAGGATTGAGAATACACCTGTACCAAGGGCTACCGCGGCGAACAGCCTTTGCTGTTTCCCGGTCATGCGCCCCCTCCCAGTTCATTCACTACCAGTTGAGCATACCCTGCGATATCTACCCAGCTATCCGCATAGTTCGGGTCGCCGTTTAGGATACGTCCTATCTTATGGGCAATCATCTCGAGTGCTTCGCGCTGGCTCTCACTCAAGGTGTCCCACTTCGGCGTCTGGTTCATTACATTTTTCAAGTCTTGGGTGATACGTGCGTGACTTTTGAACTCGCCGTAACGCTTACCGCGCTCATCTAAAGTTGTTTGAATATTGTTCATAGGTTCCTCGTATACAGGTGTTAGCCGGCCATGTTTGAATACCCGCAAGGTATTCTTGTAAGCGCAAGGGGGTTTCTCTTTTGTCCCTATAATGAACACATGCCCTCCCTCACAGAACCACTCTTGTGTCTTCTCGTTCCATGCAGGGCAGCTGGGGAAAGCGTACACGTCACCACTCGCATCCATCGCAACGAACCCTGTCCCTTCCGGCACTTCAATCTCTAAACCGAGATATAAGTTGTTCGGTTTAATCATACGACCTTCGGGATGTTCACGCGGACTTTGCGGCGCTTCTTTAGGGAGTTTGCTCACGCTTTGCGGCGCCTCCTTAAACATCAAATCGGGATGAAAATGTAGTACGTAATCGTCTTCTACTACGCACAACGACCTATCAAACCCGCAAGAGGGTTCGCCAAACTCATTCCTGTCTTCGATAAACACCCAAGCGCCGTCAGTATTCCATTCCTCTTTCTTCGTGTTCCAACGTGGGCACTCAACGTAGGCATAAACATCCCCGCCTTTGTCGGTCGCTACGTAGTTATACCCATCCGGTATCCTTATTGGCGCCCCTAAATAATTCTTTTCCATGTGTCAGGTTCCTTATATCAGTTCATTGCTAACGCGAGCTGCTCAAGTGCGTCTTGGAAGGCGGCTCCGGTAATGTTGTCCACCCCGTTCAGCACGAAGTATTGACCACGGCTCTCATAGCGATTGGCTTGGCGCGGTGCGCAGCATTCCTTGTCATCTTTAGGCAGCTGACGGAAGTCATTTGCCCATACTTCCACGCACTCAACCTCGCCTTCCGCGTTGGTACACGCCCGCATGTTCGCTTTGAAGTTCTGCAAGTGCAGCCATTGGTCGAACTGTTCTTTCAGTTGTCTGTATTTCATAAGTGCTCCAGTTCTGTTGCGAAGTTAAACACGGGGAAATAACCATGCCACGATTCAGGGTGTGACCAATGCTCTATCCATGCTTCATACTTGTCGTTTTCATTCATGTTAGCTTTGTCCGCCGCCCACTCCGTCCAATACGGGATGGTGGGGCTGTCAAACATGCCGTCTATCATAGCACGGCGAGCTGACTCATCCCCGTTCTGCGCAGAAATTTCCAAGCAGATGTAGTAGATACGTGTCGCGTGTTCATCTATGGATAACTCGTCCGTAACATGCGCTGAACCTAAGTGCTTCTGAAAATCCTGCGACTGTCCGTAGCCTGTGTTAATCCCTAACTTGAGCACACCGTTTGCCCTATTAACGATAACCGTAATAACCATTGGTACACGCTCGTCCTTATTCGGTTTACCTTTTACCGTCAGGCTTTCATGTTCCGCGAAGATGGTAATCTCACTGTCGTCGCGGTTAAGTAAAGTAATCTTAAACCCATGCGCGGTTAGGCTCTCAACCAGATGTGTTGCGCATTCAAAAACGTTAATCGCTATTCCCATCACCTGCTCCTAAGTAAATTAATACGCATCGCCGCGCCCTATAATCTTATCCAACTGGTCACGCACCCGTGCTATATCATCGCGGAACTTCTGCTCGTCATCGGCTTCTTTTTTCTTGAGGCTCTCGGCTACTTTCCATTCAATGAACTTGCACACGATTACTACTGCGTCCAAGTTCTCGCTGTGGATTAGCACGCCTTCGTTGGTAACAGTAAAAGTAACCATCGCTTTCACGTCATCTACTTGAACACCTACTTCAAATAAATCCATCATTTTCTTTTCCTCTCTTTCAAATGTTTGAACTCTTGATGGAACGGGCAATCAAGTACCTCGCACCATCCACATAAGGGGTTGCCCCCGTTGTCTGCCCACTGTCCTGTAGTCTTAGCCACTTCCACCTGCGCAATCTTCCGGTCAAACACTTGCGCAATGTCTGCCATATCATCACGGGTGTAACGTTTCGGCTGGTGTGGATAGACTTCTTTGACCTTGACGAACAAAAGCATTGCGTCAATAGTCTGTACCGTTGGGTATTCAACGAACGTCAGGTACGCCATCAAATCCAACTGCTCCATCTTGGGGTATTTGGCACTACCTGTTTTATAATCTGCGATTCTAGCATAATTCAAATCGCTTGTCAAGAGTGTTAAGTCACTGATTCCCGCTAGCTTTACATCATCTGCCCACCATATATCGCTGCGCCCTTTCACACCCTGCCCATCGTAGGTCACGCCGATAGTTTGCTCTGGTGCTATGACCATGCCCGCGGCGCGTGCTTCATCCAGTGCGTCAGCATACGGCTGGTACTGCGAGAGTGATAGTGGCAGCGGTGCTTGGGTGAGCGCGTAATCTTCTAACGCCTTATGCACCTTCGTACCATACTGCATCTCCTCGCTCTCTGGTTGCTTCCACTTCTTGAGTACTCGGGTTTCATAGTATTTTTTCGGGCACTGCTCAAACTGCGACAGTGCTGTAAAGCTATACGCCATAAAATAATTCCTCAACGGTTGAATCTAATGCTGCGGCAATCGCCTCCCGCTCGGTAATGCTACGGGGTATCTGCCTGCCAATCCATAGCCAGCGTAGCTTGTTCTCTTTCCCCGCAAATAGCGCGGGGTTACGCTCAACCAGATACCGTGCTAGTGCTGTGCCCTGTGCCGTGAAGGTGCGCCCGTCAACCGTATGTGTGCCCTTTATCTTAGGCGCGGCTAACGCTTGGACGCGCTCACGGAATGTCTCCCTACAAGTGAACCGCTTCATCCTATTCTTGGTTATCGCCGCGTTGTTCCTTCGTTGCAAGTGTACGGTACGGTGGATTTGTTTGTGTTTGTATAGTTTCCTCGGTAATAAATGAGGCATCCCTGCCTCATCCACAATCTCCTCCCACACATACCGCGGCATGATGATGAACTCACCGCCCTCATTTAGCAGGTCAATGAGCCGGCTTCGTGTCAGTCTCATTTTGCATCCCCATAGTTCTCTGCTATCGAACCTTCCGCGCCAAGCAGAAGTCCTTGCGCCCACGGTGGTGGTGCCTGCATACATTGGATGGCATAAGCCAGCGCATCCTCTGCCTGCTCACGCGGTACACACAGCACCCACTCGTCATGACTGTTCATGACCACCGGATAGACTTTGGCAATCTCGGTCGCCTGCCAAACCATGACCTGAAAGGCTGTACCCTGCACCACATTCTCAAAAATTTTTGAAGCATGCGTATAAGTACGCGCCAGTCCCCGCCCCTGTGGTTGCCAGAACGTCCAGTTAATTTTCGGTCGTCCGTCATCCCACTGCCCTTGCTCTGCGGTCAGCCGGTGGTAGTTGATAAACAAGCCGCTCGGCATCCGGATTCCGGGGACGTTCATACCAAGTACGTGTCTATTACCAATCGCATGACACGCCGTGTTAGTCTCTCCCCCGAAGTGTGTCTGTAACCCACCGGCAAGACACGGCATAACCTCTTGGTCAATCAATCGCCACATGTCCACCACTGGCGAGTTGACCTCACGCCATGTACCCACGATATTCTTAGCCTCATCGAGTGTAAGCGCTACACCACCGACCAGTCGTGCATAGGCTTGGAATGCTTTAGCACCCGTGCCGAATTGACAAGACAGCACAGCCGCCTTGGCTACTTGTCTCATCCGTGTGAACTCTGGGTCATGGTCAACCTTCGCACCGTGCCGGATAGTCTCGTAGTCGTGCCCGTACAACTGACTTGCTGCTTCCACGTAGATGTCTCGCCCTTGCTTAAAGGCTTCGATTGCGGTAAAATTACTTGATAACCAAGCGCCTACGCGAACCTCAATCTGACTGCTATCTACCACTACCACAATGCTGTCGGGGTCACGAGGTTTAATACTTCTACGTAGTGCGTTTGTCTGCCCACCTCTACCTGCCGGTAGGTTCTGAACGTTTAATCCGTCCGCCCCCGAAAGCCTGCTCGAATGCGCCCCGCATATACGGTACGGCATAGCGAGATAACCATGGTCTGATAATCGCAAATAAGATTGCGCTCGCGTCTGCGCAATACTGCTTTTCGTTCCTAGCCGCAGCTCACTTAACATCTGCACAAGCGGGTGTAGCTCAAGACGCGGCTCGTCATGCGCACTATGCGTACCTTTACTGCGTGATGGGTCAGCGAGAAGCAGGAACGGCTCGTCCGTTTTCCCAAAAGCCCACGTGTATTTACCTGTGGTCTTGCTCACCTTAGTCGGCACGGGGAACGGGGTTAGCTCGTCTGTGTTTACCACGAAACGGTTGAACAGCTCCACCACTCGCGGGTCTTTTAGAATAGCAAGTCCTGCTTTCTCTGCTTTGGGTAACAGCTCGGCTGCGTCTTCCGGTATGTAACCACCCAGCGCGATAAGCATCGCCGCCATCTTGTCGTTGCTCCGCAGAAGATTGGCAATGTAACCATCATCCCCAATGGTTGACACCATTGCCTCCCGCTCGGCGGCAAGCCGCGCCAGTTCTTCCTCGATAACAGGTTTATCCAGCATCATCAACGGGCGAGCAACGCACTTATGGATGATGTCTTGGAAGACCAACTCACGCTCGGGATATGGATGTGTTTCTTTCAAGTAATTGATAGCAAGCCGCGCCAGCGTTGCCGTGATAAACGTATCAGTCTTGCAATACTCACGGTACGCCTGCCATTCCATCTGCGTGAAGTCAGACCGGCGTTTGCCCATCGCGTTCTGTACTTCCGTACCCTTGGCAGGCAGCGCCGCTTGCGGCATAACTTCACGGATTTTATTAGCCAGTGCTGCCAGTGACGCGCCGCCTGCCGGGATGTGCCAGCCAAGAGCACGGGCAAGGGCAACCGTGTCGATAATCATGGCGGGGATATAGTTATAGTGTCGTGATAAAATATGCGAGTCAAAATTTGAATTGTGCAAAATAACAACTGTTTCTTCCGGTTTGAACGATGCTAAAAGACTAGGAATGGCTTCTGCATCGTACACCCATACCGATTCACCAGTCTCAGGATGCTTGCGTGGCTTCAGGTCTTTGTCTAGTAGGCATACCGATACCATGAGAACTTCAAAGCGCGGGTCGTTGGTGTACTCCTGCGTGGTCATCTTTGATAAGCTGTACTCTTTGTCGTAGTACGTTTCAAAATCTAAGACGATTGTGTTCATAGTGCTGTCCGTCCTTTTGCAAATTGAATGACTGCCTCAATGGTTGGCTGAATCATCTCGTGACCATAGACCACCAGTGCCATACCACCTGCCTCTCGTATCCGGCTAAGCGCCTGCTGTTGAAGCACTGTGAGCGGGGCGGCGAATGACTTCTCCCGCTTAACCTCAAGCCCTACAAACCTACCGTTCACGCAAAGCAAAATGTCAGGCGTACCATTCGGCGCTGATTCCATAATCTTCGTGATGTAAAAGCCAATGCCTTCGGCAGCTAGCGCCTTCTTTAGCAGCTTCATCAACGAAGTCTGCACGTCTTTTTCGAGAGGTGGTGCTTGTCTGTTAGTCATCTCGTGCCCTCCGTTGGTAAAGAATATCGTCAATCATGTCGTCTGTAATTAACAGACTGTCCGTTGGTATCTCTATGTTCTCGAGTAGATAATCGCCATCTATCTTCTTAAACAATTCGGCGGATACGAGAGCGGACGCAATAGTTCCTGCCTTATCGCGCAGCCAATCACGGCGCAGTGCCTCGAACCAATCGTCCTGCGTCCAACCACGTGTCATGTCTTGTAAAGTCTCAACCACTTCTGCTTGTACTGCCGTCCGCTCAGTCATCTCGTGTTCTCCTATCGACGCTTAGTTTCCGCATACGCTTCTCGTGTTTGGCGATGGTGTCTGTGTCTGCATATCTGCGTAGCCCCTGACTTACCATCGTGTCGTACAGCGTAGCGTCAGCATACTGCACAGTTATTTTTGTCACGTTGGTATCACGAACGCGCGGTGGCTGGTGGGAAAATACGGCGAGTGCTATACCAATGACTGTGACCAGTGCAGGGGGTGGTGATGCCGGTGCGCGGGTGTATAGGTACAGGTGGTTCGGGTTATACCCCAGCTCCTCAGACAGCTCACGAAGGGTCAGCCCCTGCCCTGCCGCCTCGGTTGTTAACCACTCGTCCAGATACCGCTTACGCGCAGATTGATACGGCTCGTCCTTGTTGTAGTAGGCGCTTATCTGCCCTTCTGGTCGGTGTCTAGGTGCAGGCGTAGCCAAGGTCGCTGAAGTCCCCTCGCCCACCATATGGTACAGGTCGTCTGTGGTGAAGGTGATAGGTCTTGCTTCCGTGTTCTCCATCAAGTCCGGTTGCGTTTCATCAAGCGCCATGATGGTAGCCTGTGCCTCAAGCACCGCGCGTTTTAATGCCACCCGCTCTTGGTGAGCCTCGCGTTCTGCTTGGCGGCGGGCGTCCTCTTGCTCTTGCGCGTAGCTAGCCAAGACCGGTGGTAATGGCGGCGCAGGCGCCGGTTCATTCGGGTCGTAGTTTTGTACGAACAAGTCAGACTGTTCGGGTTGCAGGGTAGGTGGTGGGGTGGGTGTTGTGTCAGGTGTTTGGTTCATTGTGCGTCCTCATGTTGCGTGGGTAGAACAGGGTCAGCATGGAAGTAATCAATAACCGCCGCCCGCGTGTACTGTTCTGTTAACCATGTGAGCGGGATGTCCTGCGCTTGTGTCCGTAGCCCTTGCGGTATCACTGCCCGTATCTCCGTGCAGATAACGAATGCAGGTGTTAGTGCTTCCGGCATCCCGTCATCGTCAATCGTTTTCTGAATGGCAGCCTCTAGGTTTTGGAAGGTGATAGGCAGGGCTGTAATCATACGGTGCGCATTATTTACAAAATGTTCAAAGGCAGGCGGCTCACGGAAGTCCGCGCCAAAGTAATTGGCGAAGCTCGTAACCCCCACGCCCATCGCGCGGGCAATGTCGGCTTTCGTTTTGTGGTGCGCCATGCTCACCGCTTTGATAAAGACCGCCACCAGCCAGCGGCGGGCGCTGGCAAGGCTGTTGTTTGGGTCATAGTACAGGGCGGTCGTTGACTTACTGTACTTACGTTTGCGTTGGTTGGTTGTTGCCGGTGCTGCGGTGTCATTTACCGCATCGTTGGTTTCGGAATGAGTTGCCACGGTTCTTGTACCTCGTCTATTTGAATGTTTTGTTTAGAGATTAGGCCAGTATGTCTTGACTGCAAGCGGCTGTATTTAATGCGCCATACCTTGCCGTTCATATCCCGTACTGCGCATTGACCTTTCGGTAGCCGGTAAACAGTGCTGCCTTGATGCGCCTCCACGCGATAGAACTTGCCGGTGTCTGCTACCACTGTCGCACCTATGGGTAGGGTTTTTAGGATGGCGTTCTCCTTACGTCTGTCGCGCTTGTCCTTAGCACCCTTGCGTTGCCATTGCACCGCGTCCACTTTAGCCTTCACGTGCTCGTAGATATGCTCAGGTGTTGTCTCTTTTATCCACCGACCGCCATGGCTTAGGTGTTCAACGAAGGGCGAGTACTCGTAGTTGTCAGTCTCAAACCACGTGAGCATGTGTTCAGGGCAGCCTGTGCGGTACGGGTGCATGGAGAGGCTGATAGCTTTGTACCCATACAGCCCGTCCTGCTTGTAGATAATGAACAGCTCAATCTCTTTCCTACGATACGGCTTGCAGTCGGACGAATAAAACCCCCGCTCGTCTATCTCGTCCACCTCAAAGGCGACCCACACAGCCCCACGTTGGTGACTTACCGCGTGAATTTTTACGCCGGTCAGCTGCGGCAGGATGTGCTGTTCTACAAAATCGCGCCGGGTGGCGTAGCGCCGGTTGGTAAAAAAAGTTCCCATAGTATTTACCTCGCTGCTGGTTCTGGATTGATGTCGAGCCGGATAGCTAATGCTGCCGATGTGTGTAGTATAACAAACGGGTGAGAGTTTGTCAAATTATTTTTAGTGTTTAGTACATGTCGTAGTCGTACCCCTCGTATGGGTCGTAGTCTTTAGGCGCACCTGTCCGGTAATAGTCTTTGTCTGACAAGTACTCGTCGTCGTAGTCGTGGCTGTCCAATGTCATCTGCCCCTTGACCACCTGCGTCAGCAGGTATGCTGCCATTGCCGGGTTGTCCCATACCAAGTCCTCGGCGGCAGACAGACCATAGGCATCAATGTCTGCAAGCGCATCCCACAAGTCAGCCTCACGGAACGAGCCGGTCGTCTTAGTACCACGCTTGAAGGTGTCTGTGTGTTTCGTTTTACGTCCACCTGTGTAGTAGTGGTAGCGGTAGTCATCGGATAACGAGCCATAGTCGTAACCCCATCTGTCCTCGTACAAGTCATTCGGGTCACGCTCAGCCGGCAGGTCGTTAAGCGTACAGTCAGGGTGTAGCAGTACCGCCAGCAGCTTCTCAAAGTGTGTGTAGTCGAGTGTTTCTGTTGAGCTGTGTTCGTTTTGATAACCAACGGATACGTTCGAGCACTCGGGTACTAGGTCGGTCAGGTTGGCAGTATCCGTGAAGATACCGTTAGGGCTTGGTGTGTAGTGCAGGCTCGGGTCAATGGTGTTAATGAGCGCCGCGAAACTACGGGCGAAACTATCCGATGCCGTACGCCCGCCTTGATGCGTAATGATGTCGGTGTGTCCGCGTCTATCGAAGGCAATGGCACGGGCATAGGGTGCATATGTTTTCTCAGCGTCAGGGTCAGATGCACTGGCAGACGAGCCAATACCGCCCACCTCCTCGTTAGCGTAGAACACAAAGTCATACGGCTTACCGGCCTCAATGAGCGAGCAGGCGATTGCTATACCACAGCCATCGTCCGCGCCCAGCACCTGTTTGGTCGTCTGAAACACAGGGTATTTTTTACTGTTGTCTATGACCAACGGGTTTTTGGGTGTATGGGGTGTGGTTGTTTTGGGCGAAGCGAGCGCCAACGTGATGATGGTCTTACCGGTCTTTGTCTGTTCTTCGATAGCCACCACCTCTTGCGTTTGAAGGAACGGGCGGAGCAGGTCAGCCTCGTCCATGTCAGCCAATTCATCTGCGTTACGATTGCCAAGGCTTCGCCATATTTTCGTATCGGTTAACCATGCTGCACTGTCCGTATGGCAGGTGATGAGCGTCTGTGTCCGTGGCTTCGCCATAGCTGTAGTCTTTTGCGTCACCCATACATTGCCATGCTTATCTTTGCGCGGTGAGTTGTATAGGTCTGCTAGGGCGATGCCGGTATCTGTTACGTGTTTAGCGACCAGTTGTTCCAATTCTTTTAGAAGGACACACTCCACGTATGCCTCCATTGCCGGCGAGCGTGAGGCTCGCTGATGGGTCAAGGCATCGTGAAGGTAGCGGTTAATCTTGGTTGTTTCCGTAGTGGGGGTAGGGGTAGTAGGTGTAGTAGTAGGTGTTTGGTTGGAAGTGTTGTTCTTTGTCATAGGCTTTACCTCGCTGTTTAATTTAGTCTTGTTTGACGGTGTATGAACCATCATCTTGCTGCGCAAATTGCTGCGCAAATTGCTGCGCAAAGTTTTGTGTTAGCCGGTCTATGTGGTACCACTTGTCATCTACTAGGTAGTAATCCACCGTGGCGTTCAGCGCTTCGTCTCTTGTTACATACACACCGTCTTCTGCGCGGGTGATGTCCGCATTGTGGATGTAGCACTCGAACGGGTCAGACCATGAGTAATTGCTATGCGCACAACCATCACAAACGCGGGAGCTGTCGAGCTGCGCGTATGTAGAAGTACCCAAAGTACCATCGGCTCGTGTCGTGGGTGCAGAATGCGTCTCTACGTCATAGACCACTGTGGAGTCATCATCGTCACACCAATCATCGCAGAGCGGGCAACGGAAGGTATCATCGCGCGGCTCAGACGGAATACCATTTGTCGCTTCCAGGCACCACTGACCGTCATCATCGATAGACCAGAAGTAACGGTCGTCTGTTTGGTTTTCCGCGATTTGCTGCGCAAAGATGTATTTAGGTGCCGGTGTATGCGTACATTTGCTGATGCGGGATTTGTCCGGGTTAGCCTCGTTGTAGTCATCCGCGTATGCGGTGTGGTCAATAACAGGGCAATTGGGAAGGTTGACTAGGCTCGCGCGGTGCTCGCCATCCACGTACGGCGCACGTCTGGCATCCTGTGATGAATAATCGAAGGATTTGATTGGATGCAACGGGGCATGGATGAACATACCGTTTAGCGCGTAGTGGTCTCGTCTATAGCCATTGGTATGTAGCAAGTTGAGCAGGATGTCTGAACCATAGGTGCGAAGGAATGTCTTGTTCTTGCGGTTGACTATCGCTCTCGCACGCGGCACGCCCTGTGTATCCCTGATAACTGCCAGTGCAAAGTTGAGCTGTTTAGCCCGTGGACTTTCACTTTCTCCGTTTCGCGGGGTGTCCGGTAACAAGTGCGCACAGGCATAGCCACGGATAGCGAGCGTCTGGGTTGTCATGCAGCTGGTGAAATACTTGTCTGCCTTGTAAACAGCCGCCCACTCGTCAGGGTCATCGGTCGGCACAAATTCAATAGGCACGAAGCCAAGGGTTGTGAACATATCCGATGCCAGTTGTTTGACCATGTGCGCTTGGATAGCAGGGGTTGATTTTGTGTTTAGCGGAAGGGCGGTGTTGCCGGTAGGACCGGTCCGGCTCATATGATTCACTATGGATTGCACGTACTCCTTCATATTGGTTTGTTGAGCCGCATGAGTAAGGGCTTCGTTGACCATGCGGGTTAGGTAACGGTTCAGCGTTGTAGTTGTTGCCCGTGGTTTGTGATACATGTACGGGTCATGCGGGATACAGGGTGTTTCTGTGGGTTGCGCCCGAGCCGTTGTGATATGCGAGAGCTGTGTGAAGTAGTGGACGGTGCTTTCCTCCTGTTTGTCCGTATTAGGTTGCAAGCGCGGACTCTCCTTATACCACTGCGAGAGCAGGTAGGACTGAAAGTGCGCGGCAAAGGTCGTATGCAAGCGGTCAATCTCGTAAGGCGTAGCACTGTGTAATACCAACCCGTCCGCTTTAGCATGGGTATGCAGGAGCACTGCCCATAGGGCAGAAGGACGCTTGTTTTTGAATGCCGTATCCAGTTCCGCCTGTGCGAGTGACCGGATGAACTGTGTAGTGCGAGCCATATCCACAACCATTGCCCCAGACCCGTTGGCATCCACAGCCATTATCGGTGGGAGAAATACGAGGTCAGTGGGGGTTGTTGTGCCTGTTGTGTCTGTTGTGTCTGTTGCCTGACCGGTTGTTTGGTCTGCCTGCTCTTTGTCGTTTACTCCGTATGGTATGAGCATAGGCAGAAGGTTTTTGTTGACGAACGATTGGATAGCGCGGGGGTGCTTGTCGTTTGTTGTGTTTGTTGCGTTTGTTGTGTTTGTTGTGTCTTTTGTTTGTGTTTGCAGGGTCTTGGTTACAACGTTATGAATGTTCGCCGCTGATTGCACAGCCACCGGTGCTGCTACCACTTGTGCGCTATCGTATGTATAGGACGTAGGGTTCTGTGCTAACCGTGTTAAGTGGCTTAACGCACCGGTTGTATCGGCGACGTCATTGCCAAGCACCAAGTGGTGGTCAGTGACGGTTACTTCTTTTGAAAAATTCGTATAACGACCGAGCGCGTGACAAAAATCCCTAACCGTTGAGGAGAACCACAAGTCATTTATCCGAAAATGTGTTGTCGCTCTTAAATCAGTGATTATGTCAACGGGGCAGCTATCAGGTAAACCATTTTCCCGATACTTTTTACGACGATACTTTTTACCCTGCTCTTTTTGCTGCGCAAATTTGTGTAGGGTAATTGCGCGTTCTGCTGCCTCCATTGTTTTTGCCACACCACATGCCACTGCCACCAGCCATTGAATAGGGCGTACCAGTTCTGCCCGTGTCGTGTACGGGATGCAGTCCGGATGATTCGCACGGGTTGCTGCGCAAATTGCTGCGCAAACTTGTTTATCATCCGTTTCACTTGACGGCGGCTCCGTAGTACGCAAAGACAGCGCATGGCGGATGAACTCATGGGTTAAGGTTGTATCGGTGAGCGTGTTGAACGGCAGGATTGTCTGTTTGCTGCGCAAATTGCTGCACAAAGTAGTTGTAGGTGTGTCATCGTTTTGCTGCGCAAAGTTCTCACTGCCGATGCTGCCATTGTTATCGTCGTTTTGCTGCGCAAAGTTATCGTACAAATCGAACGCTTGTTGCAGGATAGTGCGTACAAGCGCACGGATAGTTTTGATTGTGACGAGCATGGAGCGTGTTACTGCGTTGTATTGCTTTCGATTGAGGATAGAACGAACTTCGCTAAGAGACGCGTCCCGACCACGTGCAAGAAGCAGGCGTTTTTGCACCTGAAGGCGCATGATGAGTGTAGCCAAACGATTGAACAGGGCGGCTTCTGCCCGGTAGTCAGGGGTCTTTTTGCTGCGCAAATGGTTTGTTAAGACGGGCGCTGTTGCGTAGATATAGGCGTTATACAGGGCAGTCCACAGGGCGTTGACTTCTGCTGTTGACGGGTCGAAACCATCGCTGATTGTCCAGCGAAATAAAGCTTCGATGTGGTCACGCGCTTCGCGGCCGCCGCTCAGGTCTGCTTGGATAAAGAGTGTCGCGAACGTTTCCTCTAACGCAGGTGTTAACACCTGCGCTTTTTTTGGCAGGGTTAAGTAAGGGCTGTGCGGGGCATTGTGCGGGCGGCAAAACACGTTTACCAAAGGTTGCGAGTAATTGCGCGCTTCAATGTTATAGACAATCGTCAGGGTTTCAAGCGCTTTGGTTAGCGCGGATGCACTATTGGGAGTAGTGTTGGTTTGATTCGGCATTGCTGTTCCTCTTGTTTACTGGTTGATGCGGTGCATTATATCAAATTAAATTGAGTATGTCAAGCATTATTTTTTGAAGGCAGCTTGCTGCGCCGCTTGCTGCGCCGCTTGCTGCGCCGCTTGCTGCGCCAGGTTATTGACCATGCCCTGCGGGCGCTCCGCCGTTTGTGTGGTTCCCCGCAAGGTTCCTTTCCCCTACTGCGCGTAGGGTTTCTAGGTCAGCTTTGATGTTGTACGACCGGATTACCAGACCACCGCCGTACCACTGCGGCTGCGCCGCCGTTGAGTGGGTGTCTGTGTCGATGAGTGCGCAGTATAAAGGGTCGCTCTTGTTTTGTCAAATTATCTTTAGACTAAATTTATTGCGAGTTTGTATCGATTTGTTTTGTCTGGGTATTTTTATTTTGCGGTGTTGAAGGGTTAAAAGTTGGTAATGTTCTGTCCATGTTTTGGCGGGGTTTTGTACCACCGCCCTTCGGGCGAAAGATTTTTCGAGAAAAAACTCACAAGATAATAAGAGGAGTGTATTGGAACATGATGAACATTGGTTTGGGGGGTTTTGAGTTGACGACTGGAACATGATATGTTCCAAGGGGTTAGGGTGTTTGGATTGAAGTGGAACATGGGTGTGAGAATGTCATGTCTTTGATGTTCCAAGGAAAGTGCATTTTTTGCAAAAATTGCGGGAAAAAAATTAGTAAGCATAGCTTAGTAATTTTTTCTGGGGTGGGGAGATGTAAAAAATTATGTTCCAAAATCGGGATTTTCGCAGGGAAAGTTTAGGGGGTTGAGCGAAAAGGTAGGAAAAGAATGGTGGGTGGGGGGCTGTGTGGCATGGCAAGGGGTAGGGTGAAAGAAACATTAACATGGGGTGGAGAGGTG